CCTGATAAAGCATTTGATGATACTACAGAGTTCTTTAAGATAGTTAAAAAAATAACATCTGACACTCATATTCCTATGAAAATAAAATTTAAATTCAAAGTGCCTAAATGGGTAACAAGACAAACAGCAGGAATGATGCAACTTAAATTAACTTCTGTCGAAGATATTATATGGTATCATTATAAAAAATTTAAGACAGGAGAATGGCTCTAACCTTAAATGAAACTTAAGGCTTTTTACTGTTTTTACAGAAATCCTTAAGCAAACTTTAAGAAAAGTGTTGTTTTTCGTATATAGAGATAAGGGTAAACCCCCCACTTTTCTTAAATGAAACTTAAATTGTTAAAAAATTGGAGTATATTTATGAATTTATTAAAAGAAGCAAAAACAAGATTGTGGAAAGAAGTGGATAGGCTGCTAAATTCAGGAACAGAAGAAGATAGAGCAAAAGCAATGTCTATTCTAAGTCAAGTATCAGTTCATACTAATAGAAGAAATTCTTTTTATGGAATGCCAACTAAAAATAGAAAGAAACTGTCTTTAAGAGAAATTAACAGTATTGTTAGTGAGAATGGTTCTAGTGAAAACTATAAGAAAGCATACAGAAAGAATTTAAAGTCAAAAGAAGATGAGTATTTTAAAGGTGGGAAAAACAGTGTTTTTGCTACTGATGAAAGAACCTTTTTGAAATATAAAAACAGACTTCCTTTGAAGACATACGACTCTATAAAAGATGAAGTATTGTTTTCCCCAAAAGATGCAGAAGATAAAATAATGTTTTTCTCAAAAGACACTTTTAATAACCATAAGTTCAATGCTTTTAATTATTTAAAAAGCAAAAATTTATATTTTAAAAATAAAGAAGATGAAGTTAAAGCATTAGATAAATTATTCTTAGATCCAGAAGAGATGCAAAAAGAACTTCAATTGGAAAAGACTTTTGAAAAAGGACGCATTCCTTCATCTCCAGACAAAATAAATTTAATACACAAATATAAAAATAAAAACCCAAACAATCCTGTATTCCCTGCTTCTACAGTAGGGGTTAGTAATTTAAAATATCAGTACAAAAGAAATAAATATTTTGTTCCTAAAAATGGTAAGGTGGTTTATGGTAGAAATGGATATGCTACAGCAATAGAGCCAGGATTGTATGCTACAGACCAGATGCCATTACTGTATCAAAGATATGCAGAAAAAGGCAAATTAACAGATGATGATATAAACAATATATTATCATCAGAACATATGATGACTCATTATAGAGGTTTTAAAATGGATGATGGTGATATCCCAGCAATTATGAGGCTTAAAGGAACAAATTATTCTAAAAAATATAAGGATACTATTAAACCTGATGTAATAGACTCTGAAGATGAAGTAATTGTCCCTTTAAAGGATTATAAAAATTATAATGTAGAACCTTTTCACAAAGGTAGAATTTTAGAAGATAAAATTCATTCAAAGATAATATCTGAATTTAACACAAATACAAAAAGGAATAGAAATGGCTAAAAACAAAAAAAACAATAATTATACAGGCTTGGGAATAGGTGTTGCTGGTGGTGGTTTATACGGACTTGGTTCATATTTTAAAAAAGATGTTGGTAGACAACTAAAAGAGAGTACAAAAACACTGCAAGATATAGAAAAAGGAATAGCACAGGAAGAAAAAGATATTAATATGGGTAAAAAGTATATAAAAGAAATAAAAGACAAATACGGAAATAGTGAGACTTTTGATACATTAAGTTTTCAATACAAAAATAAATTAAATAATAATATTATAACACTACCTGGGTTAATTAGGGAAAATAGAGACAATATTAAAAAGTTAAAGAAAGAAATAACCCTAAAAGAAAAGAATAGTATCAGTATATTAAGAAGAGAATTAGAAACTCAAGAAAGAGAAAGAAAAATGTTAATGGATGAAATAGAAAAAATAGATAAAACCATAAAGAATATGGATAAATTAAAAAATAATGTAAAACAAACTATGAAAAGCGTAAGTGAAGAAAAAAAGAGAATGGAAAATAGAATGATGACAGAAGCTGAATTTAATAGCTTTAAAAAGAATATAGACAAAAAAATTAAAGATAATGAAAATCTCCATAAAATAATAAAAAAAGATAGGGAGTTAATTAAGCAAAGAGATGAAACAATTAGAAAGATTAAAAAGATAGACAAAAGAATAGAATCATTAGAAAGACAAATTAGTAAAATAGGGCACAATAGTGTAAAAGAAACAGAAATAATTAATCTTAGAAGTAAGTATTCTAAATTAGAGAAAGAAAATCTAGATTTAGTTGATAAATTAACAGATTCTAAAAGAGCACTAAGAGAGTTAGAAGAGTATTTAAAAAAAATTGAAAGCGAAGTTAATAATACTAGTGTGTTGGATGAAGAATTACTTGCTTCGGCTCAAAAGGGATTGGAATATGAAAAAAACAATACTTTACCAACTTGGCAAAAAATAGTTAAAAACAATAACATTAAAATGAAAGCTGCTGATTATATAGGTAAAGCAGGTATAGGTGTAGGTATAGCAGGCGCTTCTAAGTTTATTTATGACAAGTATCAAAACAGAAAAAAATCCTTATAAATAATGGGTTTTTTCTTGAAATTGTGTTATTTTTGTGATATTATTTTACAATAAATAAAACAAGGAGAAAAAAATGTTTAAAAGAATGCTTAGTTTTGACCCAAGGACAAGGATCCATATGAAACAAGAACTTACAAGAGAGGCAGCGATACTTGATTTTTTAAATCATATAGATGAAATAATTGAGAGTATAAGACAAGAAGAAAAAGAGTTTACAAAAAAAACACTTGAGACAGAGCAAGAAGAAAAAAAAGAATTTTGGAATGTTAGTGAAGCTATGACGATGTTTGAAGTGATAGAGAGAAGTAATGATAGAAAAATATCTTCTGTGTTGTTTCCTAAAGAAAATGGTCTTTTTGTAAAAGTTTCAAGAGCTGATAATGGAGTTGTTATTGTTAAAGATAACTACAGACCTAACAAAAAAGAGATGAATGCAGCAAGAAAAGTAAACCAAGAAGAAAACAAACCGAAAATAGAGAAAAACGAACCAAAAGAAGAGAATGCACCTAAAGAATTAAGAAACTTACTTGATAAAATGATTGCACATAAGCTACCAGAACCAGATGAGCCTGTTTTTAAAGGACCGCTTAAAGGTAAGTTTAGAAGACATGATATGCATAGTAGATTATCTAAAATTAGAAAATGTAAAAGTGGAGAGTGCAAACACAATGGTGAAGTAAAATATAAACAACCAGAACCTGCAAAAACAAATTCTTATACTTGTGAATTTTGTGGAGCAGAGAAAGAACTTTTAGATGGTATTTGTGTTTTACCAAACAATGGAGCATTAAAAACAAAAACAGTATTATGTGACAAATGTTTTAATAAGTTATTTGGAGAACTTAAGCCTGCTATTGAGAGAAGATTAAAAATGGGTGTATCAGATAAAGCGCCAGAACACTATAAAGCACTTATTCAACCAGTAGAAGCAATTAAAATGTGGGGATTAGATTTCACAATAGGTAATATTGTTAAATATGCTGCAAGAGTCGGTAAGAAAAAAGGTGTAGATCCAATAGATGATTTAAACAAAATTATTCATTATGCAGAAATTGCTAAAAAAGAAATCTTAAACAAAAGGGATTAAAAATGAATGCTCCAGGTACAATTACAACAAAAGGTGATGAAGTATATGCGGTTCTTCCGCGTATAGTTGCTAAAGGTGCTCCACAAAAAAGAATAACAGAAACAATCTATAAATTGGTTATGTATGTGTTTAGTTTAGTTGATATTAGAACTGATGATTTATCTGGTAAAAGAATAAAAATAAATGTTCAAGATCTAAATAAACATATGGGGAGAAAGACGCTTTTTAGTGCTGATGTTTTGCAGAGAGCTAAAAAAAAAGATGTAATTTTTAGTGATAAAAAAACAAATGTAAAAATATTTTCTGAAATTGGAGATTTTGAAGGTAATTATTTTGTTGTTTTACATGACTCACTAATAGATTATATTCAAGAAAACAAAGATAAAGAGAATATGTTCTTTAAAGTAGATATAAAACCTGTATTACAAATGAATACAAAGAAAAATTATTACACATTAATGATGTATGTTTATCTATCTATATACCTTGAAGAGAAAGATGAAAAACTAATTAAAAACTGTTTGTGTGAAGCAGGTGTAATTAAAGCTGCTTTGGGTGTAGAAAATTATAATATTTACTTATTAAAGAAAAATGTATTGTCTAGAATTACAGAAATATTCAATAAAGAACCTTACTCTAAAATATTTGTTACTTATGAAATAAATGGGCATAAAGTAGAATTGTTTGTTGCTAAAAAGAAATACTTCTCTGATTATGATGATTTTTTTAATGAAACATTTAATAGAGCATACGGAGAAGGATTTAAAGAAAAAATTGCTTATATGTCAGAACAAGATAAGACTAATGAAGATAAAAAATACAATGGTTTTGTGTTTGGGTTATTCACAGGTATATTTGTTGGTGGGATTGTTGGAGGTATTATTTCTGCTCTTTTATAAACCAACAACTTCTTCTCCTTCTTTTTTCCTTACAAATAACATCATTTTGAATATTTGTTTTTTTTAATATAATTGTGTTAAAAAAAAGGAATAAAAACATGGAAAAACGATCATTTACCTTAATAGAATTAATCTTTGTTATTGTGATTATTGGTTTATTGGCAGCAGTAGCAGTTCCTAAGTTCTTAACAACTAAAAAGAATGCAGAAACGGCTAATTTACCAAGTGTGGGACATCAAGTTGTAACTAAAGCAACAGAACAATACACTATAGTACAAGAAGAGAATTTGTCTAAAATTATAGATGAAGATAAAGACTTAAAAAGATATTATAATGAAATTAAAGATAATCCATTGTTTGATACTGATAAAAATTACGAAGAATTTAATATATCATGGCATTCAACAGGAGAAGTGTGTTTGAAAGTGTATAGAGATACTACTGTATATAAAATTAATAAAAATGATGAAGGTATTACATACGACTTCATTGTTAAAGAATTAAATACATCTTGTAATGCAGATTAATTAAATTTTAAGTTAAAATTAAGAATTAGTTAGATATAATTCTATTGCTATGTATAATTATAGTCTTACAAGTGGTTCACCCCCTTTCCACTTGTTTTACCTACACTCAAAAAATATCCCCCTTATGTAAAATAAAATAAAAAAACTCTCTATATATAATGTTTTTTTGGTATAATTATAACAGTTATATGCTACAAAAATAAATGTAATAGCGTATAAAAAACAAGGAGAGAATAATGAGTAATTTTACTGAGCCATTAGTTGTAGAATATTTAGACAACAACAAGTGGAAAGTTTGTAGAGAATTCAGTTACTACACATCAATACCGTATGATAATGTGATTGTTAATGAAACAAAAAACCCATATTGGATAACGATAAAAAAAGGGTTTACTACAGATTTCGCATCTATTCCAAGAGTATTCTGGAATGTTATGAGTCCTTACGACAAACATGCAAAAGCAGCTGTAATTCACGATTTTTTATACAAGACCAGAGAATTGCCTAGAGAAATATGCGATAAGATATTCTTGGAAGGTATGGAAGTATTAGGTGTTTCTTGGTGGAGAAGAAATTTGATGTATGGTGCAGTTAGAATGTTTGGGAGAAGATATTATGGAAACTAGAAGTAGAATAAATAGAATATTACCAACAAGTGAAATATTAAAACATAGTGAGTGTGTTAGTATGGATGCTTTTTTTGATGATTTGATTGAAGAGTTGTTTAGAGAGAATGTTGAAGTTTTGGATGATGTAAAACTAAGCACAGCGTTAATTAAAGATATATATGAAGAATCTGATATGAGGTTTGCAATAGAGATGATATCTGAATTGTTTCCACATGATGGTTTTTTAGTTAAAATAGAAATCCCAGTGCCTACGAAGATAAAATACAATGCAGATATAGAAGAATATGAATGGGATGAATCGTTTTGTGTGCATAGTATTGTGTTTATGTATGTTGGCAGTTTAGATGATATAGAAGGCAAAATTAGCGAAGTAGAAGAAAAAAAGATTAAAGCTTTTATCGAAAAAAGAATAAAAGACTCAGAGTAATGATAACAGTAGAAATATTCGATTTAAAAATAAAAAATGTGGACTATGAAATGGTGAGAAAAAGTTTTGCAGGGATTGTGTATGGTAACAGTTCTCTGCCAGGCGATGTTTGGAGTGATGACAAAACAGAATACAATGGAACCTGTTCCGATAAAGAACTTAACGACTTTTTAGAAGAAATAGGTTGTGGAAGAGTGTTTGAGGAGTAAATAATGCCGTATAGTTATAAAATAAACACATGTAAAAGAGTATCCATAATGTGTGGTAAATACGGAAAAGCATGTGTTGAAAATAAAACACAGCAGAGGGCCTTTGAGGCCCTTGAAAGAATATTATGCCAAATGGCAAGAGATAGTTGTAAAAAGTACAGAAGAAAAAGAAAAGAATACAGAAACAGAAGAATGTTTAAAAGGAAATAAAATGAAAAAACACAAATCAAATAAAGGAAACAAAATGGAAAAAAAACATAAATCGAATGTTGAAGAAAAGTCAGGATTAATGTCTCAAGAGGAGATTGAAGCGTTATTAGAAGTTGTGGAAGAAGATGATTTACAACCTTTAAGTAATAATGGTGATAAATATAAACATAAACATGAAGATAAAATACATTGTCATATTCCAGATAAAAAACCAATTTTTTTTGTGAATAATGTAAAACTAAAAAATACTACTGCCAATAGAATGGCGGAGATAGTTGATAGTTTTAATCCAAATACAATTAAAAAGGTAAAATTGATTTTAACTGGTTCTACTAATCATATGTGTGGAATAGGGTTGTTTTTATTAGTGGGAGATAGAGGTTATTGTGTTTCAAATATTTCAATTAGATCATATATAGTTATAAAATCTACCTTATTTGAGAAAAATATTAAAGTAACAGAAACAATGTCTTGTTTAAAAATAGGTGATAATATGGAGATATATGAAAGCAAAATAACTTTCAAAAACAAATTAGTAGAAAAGAGTACAGAATGAGTAAGTTAGCATTTGATTATGATAATTTTAAGTTCGTAAAAACAGAAGATAAAAAAGATGAAGAAGTAAAAACACCTGTTTTAGCTTCTTTCCCTATGGCTTTAGGTAGAAGTATAGATGTAATATCTGAAGACGGAGAACTCTATATGAAAGGCATACAGAAAATTAAAATGTCCAATATGAGAATTACTTCTATCAGATGGAATTGTTTGTTTGGTGATAAAATTAAGCAACAAATGAGTGAATATGATAAATTATCTGATGGGCAATTATATGATGTTGTAACAATACCTGACATAAACAATGAAATAGGTTTTACATATGTGTTTGGAAATAGTGAAAGTGCAAAAATATTCATTAACTCTATGATGGATTTCGCTTCGTCTTTAGTGATAATGGGAAAAGTAAAAGAACAGGAAAGTGTTCATGAGTGAATTTGAAAAACTATTTGGGAAACAGGGTAAAGATTGGGAAACAAAATCAGACTTAATAGCAAAAATCAGAGATGACTTTTTTGAACAGTTAGAACAATTTGTTCCCGGTAGTAGTTTGGTTAGTTCCGAAGAATGTACTTTATATGCTGTATATAAAACATTGAAAGAATGTAAAAATGGATGATTTAAAAAAACAAAGATATTTGCAAAACTTTCAAAATAGAATAGACGAATTGGAAGAACAGAAAGGTGTTTGTAAGGACAAAGAAAGATTGAATAGGATAGAACAAGAGCTGTATGCATATAAACAAGAAATAAGAATGCTTACAGAAACAAAAGAAGAACCTAAAAATAATAAAAAAAGGAAAAGAAGATGTTTAAAGAAGAAGATTATATAACAAAGAAAACAAATAAAATATTTGGTTTTATAGCAGGAGCTATTGTTACTGTTGTAGCTGCACAGGTTGCTTTTAATTTCCATCAAGATATAATCGGTTTTGCTTGCCTTATTGCCACTGCTGGATTTGCTGGTGGTCTTTGGATGGAATTAAGTTTTGAGTAGAATTGAGTAAAGTTGATTGAATGTATTTATTTTTTTTGATACAATAAACAAAAAAAAGGATAAACAATGATTTCAAAAGGTTATGTTGAGTATAAAGGTGATATAGGACCAATTAAGGCTGGGTGGCCAGATTTAGGGACTTGTGGTGATGCAGGTTCAATTAAAGCTGGGTGGCCCGATATGGGAACTTGCAGTAAGATAGGTGATGGTGGAGATGCTTTAATGGCTAACACTGAATGGCCTCCTGCTTTAATGGCTAATACTGATTGGCCACCACTATAAGAGGAGTGATAAAAATGAATAATAGAGAAAAAGAAAGAGATAGATTATCTCGAAATATTGAACTATTAAGCAATTCTATACCAGTAGGTCTTTCTATGGGTATAGGAGGATTAGCTTCTAAAAACAATAAGATGGTAGCAGCTGGTCTTGGTACTACAGTAGCAGGTGGGTTAATGACACACGCTTATTGTGAAAAAAATAAAAAGAAACTAAAAGAAATATATGGTAAAAACTTTAGTTGCTCTGGTTCTAAAGACCCTGTAACAAAAAAACACAGGGTAATTTCAGCATTAGGTGGCGCTGGATTGTCTGCTGCTGGATTTTTAGCTTCTAAAGATAATAAATTATTAAGAAATATCTCTTTAGCTGGTGGTGGTATATCTGCTATTAGATTAGGGGCTGCATTACTTGGTAATGATAGGAAACTTAACGAAAACGAAAAAGATATGGATAAAGAACTAAAAAAAATATATAAAAAACAAGTGGAAACAGATAAAGCCTATAGAGAAAAATATAAAACATTGGAAGCATTAGACATGATAGGTGCGATTCCAACTAGTGCTTATTAATAAAAGGGATAATGATAAATGAAATAATTGGGTGGTCCACCACTTAACTTAAAGTTAAAGGATATAAGATGAAAACTAAAAAACTATACAAAGTATATAATGTTGAAGATATTTCAGGAATTTGGAAACTTGCTGAAAAAGAACACGATAGTTCAAATTTAATTGGAGTTAGTCATTGCAGTAGTAAAGGTTTAGTAGATTATACAATTTGGTTAGGAGATGTAAATGATTTTATTAAAGATAAGAAATATGTTAAATATCAATTTAATATAAATGATCGTCTTTCTGACAATATTGCATATACATATAATGAATTAGAAGAAAAAGGCTTTAAAGTAAATACTATTATTGAAAACTCTCAAAATAAAGAATATCTTGATGTTTTTTATATTATTTAAGGAAAGAAAATGACAGCACAAGATTATGCAAACAACACTCCACATAAACAACAAGATAATAGTAAATTAGGAGTAGGAATGCAGATAGGGGGGGGCTGGCAACAGCCGGAGGCAAACTTTATGATACTTTTAGAGATAAGGGAGAACAATGAATAAAATAATCTGTTTCGATATAGATGACTGTATATTACCACACTACAATATGTTACCTAAAGAGCATAGGTTGCAAATTTTTAAACTTAATCTTGAGCGACTCGTTCACTTGTGTCAACAAACAGAGGCTAAATTGTTTATGACTTCAAGTTGGGGGATGTTATTTAAAATAAATGACAATGGTTTGATTATTTTTAAAGATGAATTTGATTACGGAGATGAATTTGAGCAAGAAATTGTAGATGTTATGAATTCCTATTTACAACCTTATATAATAGGAGTAAGCTGTGGTGATAGGAGAGAAGATATTAAAATCCTATTATTACAAGAAGATATACTTGTTGTAGCCATAGATGATATGGATTTGTCTGATATAAAAGACAAGAACTTTAAATATATCAATGTGGAAACTATGATTACTGATAGACAATTAAGAGAGATAAAACAATATTTTTCTTAATTCTACTTATTTTAAAAAAAACTTCTATTTATAATCTCTTTTTAAGTTTTTTTTGTTATAATTATTACTGATAAAAACATTTCGTTGTAGCATTTTGTTCTACAAAGAACATTTTGTGGAGGGTGGCACACTTGAGACCTACCCACCACCCTCTACAAAGTGTTTAATGTTGGTAGGTCTCTTCCACACATTCTGCACTTAATACATTTAAAGGAAACCTTATGAAGCAAGAAGTTGTTAGTTTGAATGGGAAAAACATTAGGTTTGAAATAGCTACAGACAATGGTAATGATGTTGTGTTTACAGACAGCATAACTATCGCTGATGTGTTTGGTAAAAAACATAAAGTAGTTATTAGAGCTATAGAAGATGATGTTGCTTGTAACGAATTTTTAACTGAGCATAAAATTGTGCCCAGTGAATACACAGATAGATCAGGTAAAAAAAACAAAATGTATTTACTTGATAGAGATGCTTTCTCATATTATGTAATGGGATTTACAGGTGAAAAAGCAAAGAAGTGGAAGTTGGAATATATTAAAGCATTTAATAATATGGAAAAAACATTAAAACAAAAACAACAACAAAAACTACCTTCAAATCCAATGGAAATATTAGAACTTGTTTTTCAAGTGCAAAAAGACCATGAGAAGAAGTTAGTGGAAGTGGAAACAAAAGTTAAAGTTCTTGAAGACACAAAAAGACTTGAAGGATGGCAAGAAAAAAAACTTATTGACTTAAAAAATCAAAAAGTATTTGCACTAGCAGGAGACAATAAAGAACTTGCTACAAAATTACACAGAAGAGTTTGGAGTTTATTTAAAAAAAATTTTAGTTTACCTAGATATAATGAATTACCTGCGGTTAAATTCAATGAAGGTGTAATGTTTATTAATAAAATAAAATTAGAAGATATGTTATAAAAAGGATTAATATGGATGAATTAAAAGAATACAAATCTATTAAAGTAGTTAAAGCAAAACCAATGAAATATCACGAAGCAGGTCATTGGGGATATGTTAGAGATTATGATGTGGGGAAAGACGAACAAGAAGGGTATTATGTTGAATATGAAGATGGTTACAAAAGTTGGAGTCCAAAAGAGGCTTTTGAGAAAGGTTATGTGGAGATAGAGAAAGAATCAAAAACATATGGAAATACTTGTGCTAATGCTGTAAAGAAAAATGTAAAAGATATTAAGATTTGGGGTAATGGTGATTTGTTTGAATTAATAAGCAAAGCATCTAGTGAAAGTGAAGGTTGGATGAAATCAACAAAAGCTATGGAAATTCCAAGAATAGGAGTGGTTATTCAAGTTACTACTCAACAAGGTGATAATGTAGCTGAAGCTGTAACTTTTGTTCCTGGAGCTAAAATCGATAGAGAGTTGGAAACGGATGAGAATGGTAAAAAAATAGTTATATCAAGAAGAATTATAAAGGATTCAATGTGGAGTTAAAACAATATTTAAGAGATGGAAGAATACACACAGGGTTAGAAGTAACAAGATTGGATTTAGATAATCTGCTAAAGAAATATGACTTTATTGGTGTAGCAAAAGCAGACAAGCCTGCTATTGTGGAAGCGTTATCAGGAGATGTTGTTGGTGTAATTATGGGGGATATAAATAATATAGACGAGATACATAATAATGAAGAACCTATTGCAGAAAATCCAGATTGTTGGTTTGTTAGCAACAGAGCGATGAAGCCATACAAATCATTAGATGGTGAGTTTAATATTGGTGAAGCAAAAGAATTATTGAAATTAGGTTACAGAGTGAGACATAAGCTCTGGAAAGATAGTTTTTTAATTTATGTGCCAGGAAGTAAATTTAAGGTAAACAGACCGCCTTTATTAGGTGTATTTGAAGAAGGTACGGAAGTGAATTATGAAGCCCATATCGATGTTGTTGATATTTGTCCTATAACACAAAAAATCTTTGTTAAACCTTATGTGTTTACACAAGATGACATAATGCGTTATAAATGGGTTATAGAGAAAGAATAATTTCTTTCTTTATAACTTAAAGGATTTAAAATGTGCTGTGATAAAATAAAACAAATAGAAGTTGAAATAGGAATGTTGGATAGAAGGATTGCTACTTTGGAATATCGTGAAACACAAGTAAAGAAAAATGAAAGAGAGATAGAAGAAATTAAAAATGAATTAAAAGAAACTATCGACGAATTGTATAGATTGGGTAATGAGTTCGAAAAAATCTACAAAAAAGGAAAATGATGGAAGTTTTAGAAATTGGTGCAATAAATAATGCTTTTAATAAAAAAGGAGAAAAGATGAATACAGTAAAACAATTAGAAGAATTAAGAAACAATATCTCTGAATGGGGTAGAAAAAATGGTATTACTATTAATGGTAAAGTAGAAGGACAAATGTTAAAACTTAACAGTGAAGCAAGTGAAATATCTGAAGCTATATTAGAAGGTGATGGTTCTAAATTTATTGATGCAATTGGAGATACTTTTGTTGTAATGGTTATGGTAGCAGATATCCTAAAAAGAGAACTAAATAGTGATGAGTTAGATTTGAGAATGGTTGGGTATGATAAAACGCTTGAAGAACTACGCGATGATATTGATTTTGTAATATTACTTAAAATTCAGGTTGAATTAGGAGAACTTAATGATTTAATTGCAAAAGGAAGATATGAAACTTCTTTTACTACATTAAATAAAATGTTAAGTGTTTTAAATGCTCTTGCAGAAGATAGTGATAATAAGTTAGTTGAATGTATTGAAGCGGCTTATAATGAAATTAAAGACAGAGTAGGTTTTTTAACTCCTGATGGGGTGTTTGTGAAAAGCACAGACCCAGAATATGAGAATGTAGTTAAGCAGTTTAAAGGCAAATAACATGGAAGACATGAGAATGAAAATAATTATGGTCTTTGTAATAGTATATGCAATGGGATATGTTACATCAATTGCTTCTAATTATGTAAAAGGAACAGTATTAAAATTATTAGTTCCTTTTCTGTCTGGAATAATAAGTGGTGCTATCATTGGATATTTTACTAGAATAATGGTTGCATCATGTATGTGATAAAAGATTTCAAAGGGACTAAATATAAAGCAAGAACTAAATTTGCTTGGTTGCCGAAACAGTTAGATGATGGCTATAAAGCTTTCTTCAGTTTTTATGTAGCCATTGAAAAACTTTGTTATCCATGTCAGGATTTGCCTTTCTGGGTTGAGATATACTCAATGACATTGCCAGACATACCAGTGGATATAAAATCTGTATTAGAAGTAGAGCTTGAAGAATGTATAGAAAAATTAAAAATAAAAGATAAGGAAAAATAATGCTAAAAAATAAAATTGTTAAAAAAGGTATGGATGCTTTAAAAGTGGGAACTGTAGTTGTGTTTAGATTACCTGCTATTACAAATGAAAATCATTTAGGGTATTGGCCCAAAGAAATTGTATCAGATAAAGATATAAAAGAAATAAAAAAATCTGTTGATAAGACAGAACCATTAATTGGTGTTATTAGAAGAAGAATTGAAACTGATGACGGAATGACATTTGATGTTGCGTTTTTCACAAGAAGACATGATGGAACTATTTCCGGTTACATAGAACTAAAAGAGGTTATGATTTGGAGATACTTTGTTGACCCTTGTAGTTCTGGAATACCACCTAAATGGTTTAAGGAAATTGTTAGAACATCTCAAAAAGAAGAAGGTTATTTTGTTGAAATTCCTGCCGATAAGATTCATTATCTAAAAGAATGTAAAAAGAAACCGAAATACGCAAAAGTTAAATATATTGTAAAGGATGAAAAATGAAAGTAATATTAGAACACGACGAAATTTTAGATGCAATAGCAGAATATGCTGCTAAAAAGTTAAATGTAAAACCAAGTGAAATTACTATTAGACTTAATGCAAGAAAAGGTAGAAGTTTTGATGCCGATATAGAAATGGTTGAGTATGTAAAAACTGATGATAAACCTTTAACAGATAATGTGTTAGAAGAGGAACATCACTAATGTTTGATTTCTTTAATGTAAAAAAACGAGTAAATGAGTTTGATGACTCTTTTATTCGTTTTAGGCTTTATCTGAACTTTATTTATGCAATAGGTCTTGCTTTTGCATCACCTGTATCTACAGCTCTTAAAGGGATAGAATTTCAAGGCATTTTGTGGTTAATTCCATTTTTTACATTACTTGGTGTAATCCTATCTAAATACACTGAATTCCTTGTTAAGAAGTTAACGATACAAATTGCTCATAAATTAATAGGAGTATCTACATTGCTTATAGTTTTTATTCCATTTATTTATGCTTATAATCACTTTTTAGCAGCCATATATCTATCTGCATTGATTGTTTTTGATGGATTGATATTTGGTGTTTATGGTGTATTTTTAACTAACTACATAACAAAAATTAATCCCGAGTTGATAAGCAAATATCAAACAACAAGAATTCATGTTTGGGCAGATGGGGCTTTAATAGGAGGAGTTTTAGCGTTATTTATCATAGGTAATGATGATATTTGGTATGGAATGTTAGCAGCTGCTGTTGTAGATACAACTATTGTAATAATGTTTATAAATAATTACAAACATATAAAAGACATAAAAGAAGAGGAATACAAAATAAAGGATAAAAAATGATTAGAGAAATAGAATTACTAGGAAACGCAGGAGCATTTGATTTTGATAAGGTGTCATCAAGTTTCTTAATGAGAAAAGAAAATGATTCCCTTGCACTTATTGATTGTGGACACGGAGTAAATAATGTATTAAAAAAGAGAGGTCTTATAGGGCAAATCGAGGAAGTTTATATCACTCATACTCATTTTGACCATATAGCTGATTTAGAAGGTTTAATTTATTGTAGATATTTTGTTTACGGTAAAAAAACAACTATTAGAACATCAACTACTATTATTGAAGAGTTAAAAAACATATTTGGTAATAGATTTGATACAGAATATTTTAATGGTGAGAATATTCCTGCTCGAATGGTTGAATATAAAAAAGTAGGAAAGTGTAATGACTATAGACATGGAGATTATGCAGAAGAGTGTTATTTTGATGTAAATCATGGAACTATGAATGCTGTTGGGTTTAAATTTGTGTCTTATAAACAAGCAGATGGTTATAAAAAAGCAAACAATGTAGTTATAGTATCAGGAGATACAAAAGCTTGTAAAACAATACTTAATGAGATTGAAACAATGCCGCAGTGGGTAAATGGTAAATTTATTGTTTTCCACGATTACAGTATGTTTAATAATCCTTGTAAGAATATTCATATGTGCGAGATTGATTATGATTTAATGTATGAGAAAGCAGTAGAAGAAGCTAAAGAAAAATGCAAAGATTTTCAACTTTTATTATATCATGATAACTTTAATAATAAATTACATAAGGTAGTATTATGAATATAGATATAATAAAAATCTTTTTAATAATATTTAGTATTATAATGATACTACTTATTAGTGTATTGATAATGGATGTAAAAAATTCACCTACTCTTTTAAACTTTTATGTGTTTATGCTGATTTTTTATTCTTATATTCTTGGTAATTTTTTGGGTAAAGATAAAGAGATAGAAACTTGTTATCGCGAAAAGAAAATGTTACTGGAAAGTGAAATGACTTGTCTTAAGGCCTTTAATAAACGCACAGATAGTTTACTAAAAGACTTGTTGTATGAATATAAAGGGAAGAGATATGTTTTACTTGAAAATGTAGAATTTAAACCTACAACAAACGGAAGTAATAGAGATTGGGTTGAAGGTGTAGCTTATGCTCCTATAGATGACAGTTTTAAAACATATGTAAGAGATAAAGAAGAATTTTTTGATAGATTTAAAAAGGTGGAGCAATAAATGTTTCCCTTTTTAAGGTTCTATTTTACACTTCCAATTAAATTCCCCTAAAAATCTTTTAAACTTCTGAAGTTTTACATTTATTCTTTTACATTGTTTTTTTAGTTTTGGCATGTTTTAGTCCTTTATTTTTTTTGAAGTTGGAATTATATCTAAAAAAAATAATATTTTTTTGTATAATTTTAAAAAAAAAGGAATAAAATGGGAGCTAATCGTTTTCTATTGTATAAACAAGCTATAACAGAACAAGAACTTATAAAATCTATAAATAGACGAATTTCTGGGATAAAGAAAAAAAATAAAGACTTTTCAGTTTTAACACATTCTCAGCTATTTAATTTTTTTGATTTGAAAAGAAAGTATTTAGATTGGATAAAAGAAAAGAAAAATTCTTTAGATGGTTTTTTAGAAAATGCAAAAGGTGGGATGAATAAAAATTACTTTAATAGTTTATTAAAAGATTATCAAGAAATTGAAGAGAAAAAACCAGATTTAGTAAACAAAGCTGCTTACAAAGCATTAGATGATTTACTTGATGATGGTTTTTTTCAAGCGAGAGGTATAGGTGGAAAATATTTTAGAGATAAAGGTATAATAATAGGAAAACAAAAACAAACAAATGGAAGAAGATCTACTCTATTCCATGAATTAAATGAACACTCTAATAGAAATAAGAAAGTAAATTGGTATGATTTGAACAAATCAAAAGATGATGAAATTACACATTACAATGTGTCCAATGTAAAGGGATTAGACCATAATTTGTTAGTAACAGCAAAGGGTAAATTAAGAAAAGATTTAGAGTTAGTTGGTAAATACTCGAAAAATAATGGAGGTTATACACTAGAAAAACTTGTTAGGAGAGTTCTTGGAAAGGACAATCCAGAATTTTTAAACTGGGAGTATGGAAAAGGAAGAAAATTAAATAGACATCACAGAAAAAAACTTTTAGAGTTTGAACATAAGCATGCTAGTAACTTTCAAAGCCCTTTAAATGATTCTTACTTAAGAAACATTAAAAATAAAAATAGAAACAAAAAGAAAAAAGCAATTTTTTCAGAATATATAAAATACATTTAAAAGGAACAAATATGAGTAAATAGCACACACAAGAGAATATGGGATGTGGATAGCAAAAATAATTAGAAGAGATAAAACTTATTTAATTTGTGGTTCTATTAAAAATAGAAGGGCTCATCATATTAATTCTGGTAGTTACCTTCCTGAAGATAGGTATAGAGAGAAAAATGGTGTGTGTTTATGTGAAAAACATCATAAATTGTTTCATACATCTTACAAGAACTCTTTTAGAGAGAAATGTACAAAAAAAAAGATTTTAGTAATTTTTTAGAATTTATATTGAAATTTGTTCCTGTTGATGAAGATTGTGGTATTATAACAGCAACTTGACATATATGTAAGAGAGAAAAAAGAGTTTTTTAGAAAATTTAAACGAATAACCCCTTGATTTAATTTGAACTATAAGGTATAATCTCTATCGTCCTGAGAATAGTTAATTTTTACAATTTTTTTACCTTGTTTGTAATAATTTTTAACTCATATTTCTTGCTATTAAAAGTTTTAATTTTTTTAACAAGGGTATCCCCCTTTGTGTGTTCCTTATAATATTTTACATTTTAGTTTCTTCTCAGGACGCACTCTTTATTCTCCTCCATATATTTAGTATAATGCACTATTAGTGCATTATACTATCAAACAAAATCAAGAAAAAGGAATATTATGGCAACATGGCATTCAAGTAGAGAATATAGAATTTGGAGAGCAAAAATAATTAGAACACAAAAAGAATGTTTAATTTGTTCATCTATAAAAAAAAGAGCTGCTCATCACATGGATAGTGGTAGTTATTTCCCAGATGAAAGATATAAAATGGATAATGGTGTATGTTTATGCGGAAAACATCACAGAATGTTTCATAATTCCTACAAAAATAGTTATAGAGAAAAGTGTACAAAAAAAGACTTTGCTAATTTTTTAGAATTAATGATTAAAATTTCAAATGAAACAGGTTGCTATAATAAAGAAAAAATGATAGAATTCCGTTCAAAAATTTTAAAATAGGAAAGTACATGAAAAAGATGCATAAACTAAAAAGAGTTTGTAAAGTTAAAGTAGAGAAAACAAAAAGGTTTTTAAAGACCTTTAATTGGAAATGTGAATTTTAATATCCATTTTCCTCTCTGTTTTGTCTAGCTTTGTAAACACCATACCCACCTGCTAATGTTAGAGCACCAGCCCCAATACCAGTCTTTATTTTATTCTCTTTCATCCAGTTTAAAACACTATTACCTGATTTAGTTGTAGTATCTATATTTGTATTGTATATCTTTTGCTTAAATCTTTTTCTTTCTTCTGCTTTGTTTTTTAATTTTTTGATAGAAATAGGTGTTTCATTGTTAAGGTTAATTTCTTGTTGTATATTTTTAACTTCAGGTGTTTCTTTTTGTGATGCCCTATATTGATCTCTTTCTGCTTTAAACTTTGTTTTAGACCCCTGTCCAGAAATATGTTTTAACTCTTTATGTTCTTCTGGGGTAATTAAACCATTTGCTAGCATTTCATCTAGCTTTTTGTGTAATTTGTTTTGTTTCCCGTTAAATTCATTACTATTAACAAAATCCATTATAAACTTATTATTACCGAATCTATCTTTTATTTTATTATAATAAGCCGTTTTAATTAAGTATTGTGTTGCATTCATGTTTTTCCTTTTTTTTTATTTATTATACTAAAGATTGTTTATTGTTGCAATTATTTTATCTGCATCTTCTTCTGTTAATCCATTGTCTCCGTTAATATGATAGAAATTTGATTTGTTTATATAGTTGTGTTTTTCTGAACATATGTAAGTATCATCATCATCAACAACTAAAAATTTATCTATATTATATTTTTTAATTGTATTTTTTATTTGCCCACCTTTTATAACATGAGTATCTAATGTTGTCCCTATTATTTTATCTTTATTTTTTAAAGATGAATTTAATAAGATTTTTTGTACTTCATATTTTAGAGATGAATGTATAATAACATTACTATTAGTTTTATCTATTATTAAATTTAATAATTCTAATTTTGAATTTACACTATTTAAATCGTTATTCTTATGTGGCAATATAACACCATCAAAATCTAAAAACAATATTTTTTTATACACAACTAAATCCTTTTTTTCTAGATTTTAACATTTTTTTGTTATTTAGTAAATTATTTTTGTGTTTATATTAAAAATAATATTTGACTAACAAAAAATAGTAAGTTATAATAAACAAAAAAAGGATTTAGTTATGCCAACTATTTCAACAATGTTTGATAAACCATTAGAAGAAGATATTGCTTTAGAAACAAAATCTACTTCGGCTTCTAGTATAGTTGATACTTTAAAAAATGCTGAAAACACATATAAAGCATTTTTATATTTAAGAGCTATGTATTCATTGTATCCAAATAAAGAAACAATACTTAAAATGGATACAGTTAAAAGTGATGATTATGTAGAGATAGATAAACCTGTTAATGCAAACAGAATATTTGTGGTTAATACGGGAGATGGTAGTTGTTACATTAAATTTAATGATGAAGAGTTTGAGATTGTTGCTGGGAAAGAATATGAATTTCCTGTTATTCCTAAAACAGATGAAAATGATGGTGATAAAGTTGAAGTTAAAGGAACACTTTCCTATTACATGAAAAACGTACAGGAGTTCTAACATGGGAAATACTATAAAAACAAGATTTGACTCACCTTTAGAAGAAGATGTTACATTTGAACAAACAGAAAATCAACAAGAAATAAGTGATTTATTAAAAAACACTGAAAATATATATAAAGCTTTTTTATATATGAAAGAAATGTTTTCTAGTGCACCTGTGTTTAATAAAATCGTTAATATTACTTATGTTGATGATGTTACTGACGAAGATATCTCAATTAATGAAGAAGCTAATTTATTAACATTTAAAAACAACAACAAAGACACATCTGAAATTTACTATAATGACAATGATAAATTAGTGTTGTACGCATATGAACAAATTGATATACCTGTTTTTAGTGGAGACACTATTAAAATTACAGGGACTATGAATATTATACAAATGAAATACGAAATTAGATAATAAAGGATAAAAAATGGCTAATATTTATTATGTTGATCCAGCTAATGGAGATAATGCAAATGATGGTTTAAGTGTAGACAAACCAATAAAAGATTTATGGAGTGATAATGTAGATTATGGAGATAAGGATAATATATCAATATTTTACATTAAAAGAGGTACAGAATTAATAATTCCAGAGGATACCAGTAAATCTCTGCCTTTCGGTATTGTAATGTCTTGGCCGCACTCTAATGATGGTGAGTATTGGGATAATAGACCAGATGATGGTAAGGATTGGGATGATGATGATAGTTCAAAAGCAAATTTTGCAGCAGAGAACAAATCGTATATTAGTGTAGATGATGAAAAAATAGTTTATTTTAAAAATATAGACATGCATTACCCAGATAGAGACACAAACCCAAGTTTTATAATAAAAAACTCAATAATAGGTTTTATTGATTGTGATATATCTGCTGGTTCATGGCCTGAAGGTCGTGACTATGCTTTTGTTAGGGTTAATGGAACAAGTAATGACACAAAATTAAATAAAACAATAGAAATAACTAGAACAAATATTAGTTTTGATTCTGGTGGTACAGTTATGTCATATAATGGTGATGATGATGTTAGAAGTTTTACTAAAAGGGTAAATGTTGTAGATTCAGATATAAACGTTTATAGATTTTTTTGTGCTGATAGTGACTATGATGCTGAATACGGAACTTCTGTGTTTAATATTGTTAATTCAACAATTAAAACCAGCAACGACACATTTAGATGTTATGGTGATAAGAATGGAAGTGATCGAGCAGGAACAATATATTTAAAAATAAAAGAAACTGAATTTATTTCAGATAGTGTTTTTTTTAAGTTTGGTGATAGTTATTACACAATGTATCTTCTTGATGTTAATATCGAAAATAGTTCTATTAAAACAGATAAATATATTTTTTATACAAATGCAGATAGTAGTGATATTGTTAACTATTTAAGAATAAATACAATAAACACAAAATATAAGTCAACTAAATCATGGATTTATCATAACAATTCAACAGACGATATGCATTTCCGTTTAAATGCGATAAGAAATACTTTCAGTAACCAGGATTGTGTAATGGATTTAAATAGGTTGTATGTTTCTGAAGGTATTACACTTATAAATAATAAATATGAAAATATAGGAACTATATTAAAAGAGAGATCACATGGTAGTGTAGCCTTTGATAAAGTTAAAATGTTTGAATCAAATCTTAAGGTTGAACATATTGTTGATGGTATAACACTAAATTCAACTTACCATTTAAATAATTGTGTTGTAAATGGATATGCGTTTAATAATATATCTAATAGTAATGTTGTGTTGAAAAATTGTAAAGTAGGGCAAATAAATTCTGACTCGCTTACATCAATAAGAGCAATAAATTGTGAGATAAGTCAAGATGATAGATCACCTATTACCAATGGGGATATTTATTTAGAGAATTGCAAAATAAATAATGATGATTATTTGTTGTTTGATGGTGCTTTAAAAGTTAACGGGATTATTGTTGATTCTAACATATCAGGTGATGTTGCATCATCATCATCGTTAGCTGTTTTTAGTAAAATTTATAATACTAAAATATCAGGAGAAACCGTTTCTTATAGATGCGAAAAAGAAAAGGTGCAAATAATGACAGCTTCCCCTTATAGAGATGGTGGCTCTAAATTTTCATTAATGCTATATAAGAAAAAATCAGGCATTTACCCTGCAGTAATAGATGAATTATTTACACAATATGATTCAGAAAAAACAACATTAACATTGTATTTTGCAACAGCGGCTGAAATTAATATTAATAATTATGATATACAGGTTAGTATTTCATATAAAGACAAGACAGATGGGTACACATTTAAAGATTGCAATATAGAAAAAGACCCAGATAGTGAATGGGATGGTCTTTCTGATGAAGTTAAATATTATAAAGCTACTATTGATATTAGTGATGCTGATTTAGACAATGGGGACAAAATTGCTTTTATTTTTACTTCTGTATTAGATAGCATATCTAAATATTATATAGATGCAATTATAAAGAAAAGTTAATGATTGTCTTATCTTGTAAAGATTATTTTAACCCAACTAATGAGGATAATTATGTAGAATTATTCTCGTTGGGTGAGACTAATTCCGATAGTAGATTAAATAGTAGGGGTGATACAACAGTAATTGTGTTTTATCTTAATGATTTACTAAATAAAGTTCTCACAGAAAAAGACACAGATAGATTAAAAAACAGAAGTGATAATATGTTTGTTGCCCCATACCTTAGTGTTGTGTTAAATAAAATTCTTACAAAAAAAGACACAGATAGATTAAAAAGTAGAGGTAACGAGTTTATTATGGAAGAATTTATCGAATTTAATTTTTTAAATGATGTTTATATGAAGAATATTGGTTCTAGATTTAAAAGGTTGTTTTTAAAAATAAATAGGGTACTTTACCCTAAAACTGTACTACAAAACTATGGTAGGTTGCAAAAAAAAATTTAATATGTTAAAATTAACAAAAAAAGGATTAACAATGAGAAGTTTTAATTTAATTAAGACAGCGGCTAAGAAAAAAGATAATGGACTTAACACAGCTGAAAAAGCTGCTATAGCAAGTGCAGGAGTTGGGGCAGCTGCTTTATCACCTTATGCAGCGAAAAGTGTTATGAAAATGTTAGCAGAAAGAAGTGGTAAAAAAGCAGATAAATTATTAGCAAAAGCTGATACTTATAAAAATGCTAACAAATCAGGATGGTTCGGTGGTCTAAGAGAAGGTCACAAGAAAGAACATGAAGAGTTAATGGAAGTTTATAGAAAACAAGCAGAAGCAGCAAATAGAGCTCAAGGTAGAGCAGATTCTGTTGCAGGGTTTGTAGACAAACATGGTAAAAAATTAAAATATGCCGCAGGTGCAGGTGCCGCAGGTGCAGGAACTGGTTTAGTATATGGACAAGGACAAAGAAGAAGTTAATCATTCCTCTTTCTCTTCTTTTTTCTTCACAAAAAAATAATCTTATAATTAATATTTCATTTTTATAAAACACTTTTTTATGTTATAATTAACAAAAAAAAGGATTTATATATGGAAAGATTTGGATTTAAATTGTTTAAAGACCCTGATTTAAATTATGAATTGGTTGCAGGTGATGTTAAAATTGCACTTAACTCTGTAAACCAACAAGAACAAACTGTTACAGTTTATTTTGGGGCTTGGGATCAATATGATCCAGCAAAACAAAAATCAATTAGAACGAAACTTACTTTGTCGCCAAATGACACCTTACTATGGACATTGGTTAGACTGGTGGATGATGGAGATGGAGGATTAAAAGAAATTCCCGCTGTTGAATTTGTTAAATCTGTAAAAGTAACTGCTCCTGATGAAGAAGATTTAATCTCTTTAAATCCTAATAATCATGTTGCTAACTTTTATTACAACGATGATGATGATAAGAAATTATCAGAAGATGGAGATGATGTTATTTGGGGATTTTTTAATGTAGGTGAATATAAATTTGGATGGTCAACTTCTACAAATGTTGAGGCTGGGTATTTTAGAGCTGCAAAAAGAGATGATGATGATTCTTCTAAAGAAATTATTATGACTAGAAGAGATGTTTATGGTGATGATGATGACCACCCTGATAGATTTATGTTATGGTCTCATGGAGACAGATTACCACATGGTTGGTATATTAAGGACTTTTGGGCATATACTTACCCTAATGATGACGATGATGAAACACAAGCTAATGATATTATCCCTAAATTAAAAACAATATCAACAGGAGTTGGTAATGCTATTAGATTTGATGTTACTTTTTATATTCCAGAAAATTATACTGGAGATAGTCAAGACCTATCGTTTAAATTTAAGATACTTGGTCTACAAAATGTTCTTGTTGAACAGAATGAAATCTAATAGAGAGTCTTTGTTTTTTTTGCTGGTAAAGTAAAAACAGTATATTAATCGGCGGCACAGGATAGCCGCTATAACAAACAATAATTAAAAAAAGGATAAAAAATGGCAATTAGTGGTAATGTTAATTTATTTGAATTAGGGTTTAGGTTTTATCATGATCCAAATTTGAGATACGAAATAACTCCGGATTCTCAAATAAGAATAGATCCAGCAACGGGTAAAGCAACAATGTTCTTTGGTATGAGAGACTATTTGGTTGATGGTGTAAGAACAAGAAAACAGCTAAAAGTTGTTCAAGGTGCTCCAACATTTTTTCTTGAAGCTATAGATGAAACTGGTCAAAGAAATTGGGATGGTGTAAAAGGAATTCGTTGGGATGACAAAGGAACTATGACGTCTTACAATGATGCCCTTACTGCACCAGAAAGAATAAGTGATTATTACAATGCCGACACTGCTTGTCCTAATGATAATACACAAGCTAGAGTTGCATTTGTATTTTGTTATGATAATAACGATACAAGATATAAAATTAAAAACTCTGACGATGGTTCAACTAGAGAAGTTTATGCAAGAAACACAACAACTATTACATTAAATAAAAATGAGTACATTTATGGTATTAATTCTCATAGGAGTAGGCTTTTATCCGAATTGAAATCAGGAATAGATAATGCTTTTAAAATAGAAATTACATTTGATTTGGCTTATGATTTTACTGGACAGCAAAGAGGTTTAAATTTTTTTACAATGCCTGATACAGTTATTCAAGTTATAGAATATGTATTGGATTAATAAAGGGTTCTTATGTTAATAACACTAGATTCAATAGGAATGAGGCTAACTTATGATAGGGAAGGGAGATACCCTATAGATATCTCCGAACCTATTGATTTACCATCTTATCAAAAAGAATTTGATTGTTACATGTCTTTAAAACAACCAAAACAATTAGAAGATGGAAGTTGGGAGTGGTATTATAACGACACTATGTTTCAAAATAATGTTGATACAAATTGGGGTTATAATTTTAATAGGATTACTACTTGTGGAGGGCCATTTGGTGTAAAAGTTGGGCATAAGTTAGTTAAAAACAAGAGAAATATAAGTATAAATAATATCACCATAGAAGAAATGGTTTGGGCAGAAAAAGCCATAGATGTTTCTATATTTAAGAATTGGTTTAAAGATAAAGCCCCTTTAATATCTAGTTCTGATGGAGTTATGAATTATGATGAAGCAAAATCTCATCAAATTTTCTCTTATTTTAAGCCAGATGGTAATACAGCATTAAGATATGAAGATTACTTTGGTGAAGAATTTTTTTTCTTAGAAAAGCCATATTATATATCTGGGATTAACTATGAGTCAGTTGCTTTAAAAAATAATGAATTGTTTTTCAAAAAAACACTTAACAATAAAGAATTTTCATTTGGCGCAAGACTAATGATACCATCAAGTGTTTGGGACAGTGAAAATACTGTAGATATATACGAGGATAATTATATTAAGATATATGTGGATTTAGCAAATAAAAATATTGTGTTCGTTACTAAAGGTTTACTAAATACTTCTGCCGAAAAATACATATACTTACCAAATACTTCTAATGAGTTTTTTAATGTATGGCTAACTTATAATAACGGGGTGGTTAAAGCGGGAGTAAACGATAATATTGAAACTTATTTTTCTAAAGCTATCCTTAAACCAAAGTATATTTTAAATAGAGAAGAGCTGTCTAATATAAGGGTAGAAGTTGTTGAAAGTGTTGGAAGAGTTGGAAGATCAAAATATTCATTAAAAATTATAAACGATGAAGATGATAAATTCTTAAAGTATTTATATTATAATGATTATGATGAATTAAGCTACAAATATGATTTATGCCAAGGATATCGTTCAACTTCAAGATGCGGTCATAAATATCATTATTCTAACGAATATGAAGTACACAAATATGGATTGTCAAATATGGTATATCGCTCTTATGGATGTTGTTCGGGTGGTAATGCAATAGAAACATTGCGTTCACCAATAATTGGAAAAGGTTCTAAAATAAAAATAAGTAACATAGATGGACCATTCTATTTATGGCCATGGTTAAATGTAGGTGTAAAACAAAGAATATATAAAAATATACAAAGAATACATCCAATATCTGGAAAATTAGAAACAGTTTCTTCGGAGTTAATTATAGTATGAGTAATAATGTAGAAAATATAATGACTCAAGATATTCTCCAATATTTTTCTATTTATGGGGATGAACAATTAACTAGGGAAATTGGAGCAAATGATATAATTGATTTGTGTGATATTGACAACACAATAACATTGTATATAACCCTTAATGATTATTTATCTATCAATGATCAAGGCCAATTGTGTATGGTTATTGATGGGGAATATAGGGTTGTTTTTTTTGATATAGTAAGAGAAATTGAAGGTAAATTTTTTAGAAATTATGATTTAGTGGAGAGTATAGAAACAGAATTTTTTTTTGACACAAAGCCATTAATAGAAAACCTAATTAAAAAAATAGATGGAGAACCTTTTATAAATGTAATGGGAGTTCTTAATTTTTTTAGTTTTAAATCTTTGAGTTTTAAAGAAATAAAACCTGATTATATAAAAGGTGAAGGGTATTCATATAGTTCGGAGGAGATATTTAATTATACTAATAAAATAATGACAGGAAATTTCTTAGTTCCTTCGTTTGATAAAAAAATAGGAGACCTAGCATCAGTTTTTCCAAAAGGAAATGTGGAGATGGATAAAGTCTATTTCTCTAAAAATGAGTTGGATAAGTTATTTTATTTAGATGTGTATTTAAAAAAGAAAGTTTATTCTTTCCCAATTATTAGGGATGAAGTTACAGTTGGATATATAAAACAAAAGTATTACGAAGAACAAGTTAAAAATAATTTTTTTTTAACAGAGATTCCTGAAGGGTCAGATGTTAACCCAGATTATTTAACTTTAATAGAAAAAATATACAATACTAATTACATTAAAGATTGTTTACAGATAGAACCTATAAAAGAATATCCAGGTTTATCTATAAGCGATTTATTTACACACTCGGCTTTATATTGGAATGGTTGTCTTGGAAAAGCACATATTAATATATTGGGGGACATAAAACCTACTTGTTATATAGTGCAAGACAAGTTTAAAAATTATATGGGTGATTTTAGTTCTGATTATAGATTAGGGCTTTCATCTCATGAAGTGTTTCAACGATGGGCTTGGTATATAGAGAAAGGAATGGAAAGAACTTTAGATGAGAACGAAACAAATGATGAAATATTTATCTACAATACAAAAACAAAAGGTAATCTTAAACGAAAATTAATGAACGAGTCAATAGCAACTGGCTTATTGGGGTTAGGTAGAGTATCGACTATTGAAAGATACAACTCACTATATCCTTATTTAGAGAAAGACGGTGCCATGAGAGATATGACGATTCGACCTAATTACTTTTTATTTAAAACACCTCCTTATGGGAAAGAACAATATAAAGAAGGAGAAAGGGGGAGTATTTGGAGTGACTTTTCAATGCAAAAAATAATATATGCTGCAATACATAATAATGGTGATATGTATATGCAAGATAGGGTTAAAAACGTATTAGATTCGCATGGTGGTGGGACAGAGTATAATTTTTTTGTTTCTTATGATACTTTTTGCAAAAAACACGACATTAATCTTAATTATATAACTAAAACGGATAATGAAGGGATAGCTGAAAAATCATATATTTTAATGGAAAGCTTAAGAGCTAATACAGAAATCCCAACTAAAGTATATTGTGAGTTTTATGACAGAAATCACCCTGCTCCATTAGATAATATTTATGCTTACGTCCCAATCCCATTAACTCCAGGAAACTATAAATATAAAAATATTCCTTTAAAAGACGAACATGGTATTATTATTTACAATAACAAAGGAAAGCCTATTGTAGACATAAATAAAGGTTTATACAGAATAGAAGATAAAATTGCTATGAAAGAAGATATAGGGTCTAATCTAATAATACACAAAAGAAAAAGAAGTGAAGATTCCGATGGAAATGTTACAATAGAAGATTTAGGGGAAGTTGAATATCCTGGAAACACATGGAAAATACCTTTTAATGAAGGGGAGTATTTGTATAAGTGTAAGTGTAATGCTGTGCATACTTTTATTTCTAGAGACATGAAATTTAAGATAAAAATAAAATTTAAAAAAACACCAAATAGAGAACAAAATATATATTTTAGATTGTTTGCGCATGATTATACTTTTGGTAGAATGTTTTGCATAAAAAGGAAAAGATGATGGGTTGTTGTTCGTCTAGAGATTTGTATTGCACGAATGATTATAGTGGTTTTATAGTTTTTAAACCTGACAACTTTACAGTTAAAGGAGTCTATTTTTCTGGGTATGAAGCAAATGGAGTAGAAACAGCAAATGGTTTTATTTTTTCAGCAGGGAAAGATGGTGTATTTGGGGGTGTTGTAAAAAACGATGAATTTAATGCTATTTTTAATGTTTCTATAGATGATTGGTTTCCTGATGTTGATGTCAGTGAATGCAATATAGCTATGATAAAGGCTCTTCCTGTAACTATGGATAAGGTTTATGTTTGTGTTATTGCGTATAGTGGGTATGATTTGTATTTTTATAGTAAAATAGTAAATGTTTTTACAATATTCAATAATTCGACTATAGAACTAAACAAACAAGAAGAAATTGAGCCAATTGTAGAATATCAAGCAAACAGTGACAACGAGGAAGTGGTTGACGTAACATCTTCTATTAATAATGATTTTAATGTAGATGAAGCTAGAACTGTTATAATGGGAAAAATAAAGGATGATTTAGAAGATATTTTTGATACAAAATTACCTTCTTTTATTGAATTAAAAACTATTTTTTCATTAAACTCAAATGGAGGTTTTGATGGTATATTATATATGTTAGATGTCGACTGTTTAACTATAAAAAAAAGGAGAATATTTACAGATTTAGATATTAACGCGGGAGATAATATTGAAACCGTTAAAACATTAGAAAAGCCTATTGTTATACCTGACAAATATGCTTTCACTAATTTTGCTACATATGGGTTAAGGAATGGTACTTGTTCTAAAATGTATAGTGTTGTTAAGAATTCGGATGAAAGTAGTTTTTTGTATTTATTTACGACAGACAAAATAACATTTTTTGGTTATTCAGATGAGAACACTCTTATTTACTCTAACACACAAAGCAAAGCAATGTTTTTTAAATGTGATACGGATAAGGTGGATGAGTTTAATATATTTAATAATATTATCATTAACCCAAAAGATGGTGTTTATGCTAAAACTTTAGATGCGCCCATTGCTTTACCGAGTGGAACATTAGAGCAACAAGATGAAGATATTACTTTTATTAGTTGTTTTGATATTTATTTTAATTATAAATAAAAAGGAGATTATATGTTATCAGTACCCATGGAAGTTTACTTAGATTTTTCTTTAAGAAAAAAAGTAAATAATATAAATATAAATGTAAATCAGTTAAAATCTCAAATGTCAAATATGGATGTTTTTTATTTATCTAATAGATTCAAACCTACTTCTGACGGGAGAGTGGTGAATACTAAAATAGTAACAGACTCTACTTTTTTTATAAGATTTACAGATGAAACAAATAATTTAAATTTTACAATGTTACGATATGCTTATTTTGGTAATGTTTTTGAAAGTGATTTTGAAACAATGTCTTTTACTCCTCCAGATCCAGAGAATTACGCTAACTATTATGGGGATAAAGTTGTAGAGTTTGAAGAAGGGGATTGGCTTTATTTTGCTTATGTTCCTTTTGGGAGAAATGTTATAGAGTTAAATGATGGAAAAACTATTACAACTTGTGGAACGCAAGGTAAAGTGTGGATAGAGAAAGGGCAGGCATTTAAAAGATATGTTAGTATACCAAAAGTTCCTGAATTGTTTGCTATGGGACCATATAAAATAATGAAGTTAGTAATAGGGTCAATGTGGGAAAAATATGGGCCACAAAGATATTCTGTATCTATTTTTTCTCCAGATATGAAAGAAGTAGAAGAAAGTGCTTATGATCTTATTCCTATGGATGATGTGCTTTCTTATGTTAATAATACAGTTGCAACTACAGAAAGGGGTTTACATTTGGTGGATTGGAAAAATCCAGAAACTCCAATAAGAGCAAATGCCTCTATACAAACAGGAACACCTATAAGAAATCTAAAAAACAAATTAATTTTAAGTAAAAGTGGATATGTGAATATGAACCATATTGGACCAAAAATAAAAGAAGAATTTACTATTCATATGAATTTCTCAGCATATAACACTAACCACAGAGGGACAATCCTTTTTGAGGCCGCTTATGGAATAGATGACGATGGAAATCAAACGCATCATATTACAATATGGGCAAATAAAGACGGTTTTATTTGTTATAACTGTAAATTTAATGATGAATATGTGAATACAGGAGAGAAATTACCAACAAATATCTACACAACAATGACTTTTGTTTTAGCTAATGTGCAGATTAATCCAGAAAAAATGGATGAAAAAAAATATATGGGATTTATATTTATAAATGGGAGGCAGATATGGCCTAAAGAGACATATTTAAACCCAGACGAAGTACAAGTTTTAAGTAGGGGATATAAAGCGTATAGAACATATACTGATGTATGTATGAATTTAGAAGCAAACACAACAACAATGGCATACATAGATGCAAAAAGTTTATGTATTAAAAAACTACTAAAAGAGTCAGGGTTTGTTTCTATTGAGACTTTAAATCAAGTATATCAACTGTATTTAAACGCACCATCTCCAACAAAAGTAGATATAGATAAAGAATTTGTGATTGGGGATGATGATAAAACTACAATAAAAAAGTTATATTTTGGACAAGACTCTTATGAAGATATTTTAGACCAAGAATATTATTTTGAAGGTGAAATTTATGAAATTGTAGTATTAAATAGGGCATATACAAGAAGAGAGGTGGAAAATATTAACTTAATCTCATCGTTAGGATATAGTGTAGTTGATATTTATTCACAAGAAATAGAGAAAAAAGATGAATAATCAATATATATTACCTGTAAAAATAATACTTAATCCCCCAGATGTTTTTTATAAAGCAATTTATTTTAAACAATTTGATTATGTTAAAACCACTTACAAAACTTATAAGCATTATTCCGGCATTAGTGCTATTAGATTTCCCGGTTTTTACAACGAAGAAGATTTTGATGAATTAAGAATAAAAGACACTTACTTAAAATGGAATAGAAGTAATTATGAAAGTGAAATTATAACATTCACAAATTTAAAAGAGCTGGCTAATCAAAAGGTGTTTTATGTTGAAAGAGCGATTTTTTTAAAGATAATAAAATATTTTAATTCAGCTTTTAAAGTAATTGATGTAAAATATAAAGGTAAGAATATATTGTTTTTTAAAGATAAACCTTTCACAAAAATAATAGAACCTACTATAAAAACCATAGATATATCTTTAAAGAAAAAACAATGTGTTGCGTTGGATATTAATTATATTGGAATTGATTTTTCAAATATGATTCAGGTTAATGAATACAAGAATTACCGAATGTTTACCACAAGTAATAATGTGAAGGGCAAAATTTCTCCTGATATAGTAAAAGAGATAAAGCCTTTTCTGTTTGGAATAAGCTTTAAAATAGAGAATATTTATGATAAAATACAAGAATATTGTTCTAATTATTTTATAAATTTGGTTTACAGAGGGATTGATAATATAGACACAAAAGAAATGATTTTCAATCGTTTTATAAAAGTTAAAATCTCTATTAAAACAAAAGAATATATGGGGCCAACCCATTATTTAATCTTAAATTAAAAAAAAGGAATACAAAATGATTACATATGAAGATGTGAAATTTTACAAATCAGAGCATGTTGATTTTGGTGATGACAAAAAGAATGGTGGTTTAATAGGACTAGACCCTATCCCTTCAGGAGAGGTTAATAACATTTTACCAGAAGTTACAGCATCAGAAAGAGAAGATGGAGCAGTTAAAAGAATTAAAGTCTATATTAAAAATGAATCAGATGATAGAAATATGAAAGATTGTTTTATTTCTATTTCTAAAGATTGTGATTTACCGGACAATATTAAACTTTACGAAGCAACAAAGTTAGAACATTTTCAGTTTGTTTTTGATCAAGATGTAGATGACGGTACTGAAGCAGGAACTCATATAAAATATAAAGACAATGTTCCTGATGATGCAGAAGCTTTTTCTGATATAAGAGACAGAATGATAAAAGTTAATGAACAGTATTTGACTATAGATGATTTAGATACAGATAATAATGAAATATGGTTTAAGGAAGATACTGATGGTAGTATTGCTAATGGAGATGTAGCTGATACGGCAGATGATGACAATAAATATGAGTCTGATGAAGATTGGGACAATATGACTTATTATATTAATGCACCAATAATTAGAACATTGAATAATGGTGAGGACAAAATAACAGTAAAAAAAGAAGATGCTGACAATATGGTTGAAGGAATGAATATTTTAATTGTTAATAATTATAGAAGACCTATGTTTAGAACACAAATAGATTCTATTGATAGTGATGATGATGATGATAGCATTAAATATATAGTCTTTAAAAAACCTTATTCTAATGCAACAATACCAGCAATGTATGGTTATGTTTGCTCATCCCCTAGTGTAGATATAGGTAGCCACGAATATACTCCTATTTGGTTAGAATTAAATGTTGTAGCTTCAAATGCTTTAGAGGCAGAGCTAACAAATTCTTTTCAATTGCAACTTACTTTTGATGATGTGGCTGCTGAGTAATGAGTTTTAGTGAAATAACTTTTGTTTCTTTGTTTGAGAAAATAGGTTTTAGAGTTGTAAAAATGGATGCTAGTTATAAGATCCGTTCTTATAACTCAAAACCAGTTATAAATATAGAATATAGAAACGCTATGAGTTCAAGTGTTTTAAAATTGTTCTTTAACTATGAAAAATCATATATAAATATGGATGGTATATACAAAAATGGAAATATATTTATATATGATTTTTTTTATGAAAATGTAAAAATTAATAACATTAAGTTTAATTCTATTTATTCTAAAAGAAAATTAAGTCATTTTAATATTAAATGTGTTTATTCTGAAGTAGTGCACAATGGAATAACATTTAAAGCCAAATACATTAAACGCTCTTATAAAAATAAAATAAGAAATGTTTTTTGGACTAACAATGGAATTTATTATCACACCATGAAAGTTGTATTCTCTATTGAAAAAAAGAAAGAACTTGTTGTAGAAGAATTTGATAAAAAATATTTAAGTTTTAAATTTGAATATAAATTACCATATAAAAAAATGTATAACCTTCATAGTTCGTATGCAGATATTAGTTTTAAGATAAAAAATTTAAGAATAAATACTAACGATTATGTTTACAATAAAAATATCCCTCTTTTGTTTAAAAAATCGATTAACACAAAAAGTGTCGGCAACATGTTAAAGATGTCTATAAATAATTATATACATTTATTTGGTATTTATTCACCTTACCAGACATATAAATATGCTATTCTAATATCATTAACTGGATATGAATTAGGTATGAATTTTTCTTTAGTAAATACACCTTTAAGAGATTTTTATAGTCATCAGGCTGTTTTAAGAGTAAACATGCATAGAATGAAGTGGAGAGAACCTATAGGGGATATAATTGATATACCTTTAAATGTTAAGCAATACAAATTTAAATCAAGTTGCATGGTGTCAATATTTCCAAATGTCTGGAAAGACTGTAAAACAAAATACCCAGATGGTTTTATCTTCCCTCCTTTAAGAGATTACAAATATGTTACAAACAAGAAGTTACTTTCTTGTTTTAAAATAGAACAAAAAAAATATTATAAAAAAGTTATTTCTAATGTAAAAAGTGGAACTTTTAATTATTTAAACAAAATAGATAAATACAAAGGGACTTCTGCTTCATTTTTATCTCTATTCTATTTATTCTATTCAAGAAAATATCATTTATTTAATTTTGGCTACTTATTTGTTTTGTCTCAAACTAGCGGTGTAAGCATTGGTTATCTTTTAAAAAAAGAAACAGATATTTATAATATATATTATAAAGTAAATAATTATTCCTATAAAAACATATTTAAATTGATACACAATATGGTTGTTCCTTACTGTAATGTTGGTAGCAGTAAATGTAATTTTGTTGTTAATTTTTACTTAGATGAATTAAATGATTTGACAACAAATGTTCCAATAGGTTATCATCGGTATTTCTTGTCTAACAAGAATATATATAACACTTATGTTGCGAAACAAACAAGAAACAAGGATTTAAAGCAAATAAAAAGCAATCAGATGAAAATAAATATTTCAACACAACAAAATTTGAGTAGTATTTATTCTTTTGGTCAATCGTTTACTCTTAATAAAAATACTAATTTATTATCTCTTGTTAAGAGTTTTGTTAAAGTAATACTACCAATAAGGCTTAAAAAATGGTATAGTGATACATATTATATTCCTTATAATTATAAAATAAATATTAATGGAAAATATAATCAATGGGATTTATCTATACATTCATCTAACTTAGAATGTTATTATGGTCCGATTATGGAGGTTAATCACAAATGGTATTAGGGTATCTTAATTTAAATACTTTCGAGGTTCTTTATATAGAAGCTCACTTTAATATACAAACATTAAACACTTTAACTATTGAATGTATATCTTTTCAAATAAAAAAAGAAAAATTAAAAGGTTTTGTAACTCCAGAATGTTATTTGTCAGCAAATAATGTAGTTCAATTTGTTGGAGAGTATTACAATTTTAATGAATATTATATTGATTATATAGATTTTTCTATTTCTAATTTCGCTAAAAACAAAAAATTAAAAGAAGTTTATAGTTATAATTGTTTTTATTCAACACTAAGAAACCCATTTAACAGAACTCACTTTCATGATGTTGGAGCTTTATTTTCAATAAAATCTGTGCTTATGAGAGCCAACTTTGAGTGTAAAATAAATGATTATAAAGTAGATTTTGTTTTACCTTCTTCAATGTTTTATTTAAAAAACTTAAATCTAAAAGCTTTTGTATTTACGGATTTATGGGGTGTTATTAAAAATGCCAAATTGTTTTTTATGGGTTGCGATTTTCCTACGTTAACAAGATTAAATGAGAAAAATGAATATACCGGTATGTGGACAAACAGTAAAAACCATTCTTATTATATTACAAATAAAAATTATTTTTTTAGAATACCATTAAATCCATACATTGGGATAGGAAATATTCCTGTATTAACAGAAGTTGAAGATAATTACACTATAGAAGAACCTACAACCATTTCTTTAAATTACATTATTAAACCATTTGTTAGGAATGTTAAATTAGACAATGATTTACTTCCTGTAACTTCAAAAGAGCAACATTTAAATATATCTTTGCTTTATAATTTAAACTCAGTGTATTCATTGAAATTAAAATACAAAGATACATATAATTTAAAATCATTAACTTCGGCTTGTTTACATATAATTCCTGTTGTTGCACCAAAAGGAAAATATCGTATTATAGACACAAAGGATTTTTATAAACAAATATTCGAAGTTAGTAAAGTTAAAAGTGGAAATGTTGTAAATTTAAACGGGGTTAGCTTATATCTGTGTGATATGTGGGGTATTTACCAATTAAATGTAGTATATGGAGAGACATCCGAATTTATTCTTAAAACAAAAATAGATAAAATAGAGGCACTAGATGAAATAATTGGTGATTTTGCTGATTTAAATATTGTTATCTACAAAAAAATAATTAATCTAAGGCCTATTGGAATAAACAATCTAATAAGACTAAGAATATATTCCACATCAGAATTTCAAAAAAAAGGAATCTATAGAAGTATAAGATTTAATAAAGTACAAAAAAAACCAAACAAAGCTGTCCCTTTTTATGAGACTGATTGGGTGAAATTAGTTAACTATTCTATGACTAATATAATATTTGATAATTTAATTTCTGGGGACGCATACAAAAGTATGAGAGGGCCTTATAAAAAAATATTCCATATGCCAATATATTATTCGTTAAAGAGTTCTTCTTGCATTGGTAAACTTTCTTTAATTAAAAAAGGCATTGGTTTTTATGTTGTTAACAAAAACAACAACAATACTTACAATAAATTATTTGTGTATTTGTATTCTAATAATGGACAAATATCAGGGTATTTACAAAATATATTATATTCTTCTGATGGGTTAGAAATAGACAAGAAAACTATTTCATCTGTGGAATTGATTTATTTATTAAATGTGTATTTACATCCTTCATATAGAAGAGCTGCCTACATATTTAAAACTAAACAAGATGGCACTTTTGACTGGGATGAAGAAACTATGGAGCATTATAGAAAAATACTTCTTTCTGAAGATGTTATAAAAGCAAATAATGAGTGTAAACGCATGGGTATATCCCCTTATGGAATAAGAAAGGTGGTTGGTTTTGAATTGTCAAAAAAAGAAATGAATAATGTGTATTATTTTGATAATAAAGAAACTCATTTTAATTATAAAGGAGTGGAGTATTATATAGACACTTATCCTATAGAGAAACAAAATGTATTTTATTCATTTCTTAAAAATTATGAATTCATTAAAAATGTAGGGAGCTCTTATTGTTCGTTTACTATAAAAAACGAAGTAACAACCATCAATTCTTCAAAAATAAGTATCGAAGCCAAGACATCAGTGTTTTATTTACATAAATCAAATTTTTACATTAAAAGTAGCGACATTAGATATTTAAGAGCAATAGATGGCAACAAGGAATATAAAGTATCTTTTGATTATTTTAGTCAAAGAATTATGGATTTAAAACCTGTTGTGAAAAATTTTGTTTCCACATCAAAACTTTTAAATCTACATAATTTTAAATATCCTTTTTATTTACAAATAATAGAAGTAAACATAAAAGATACTTTATTTGATTATTATAATGTGTATATAAATATGCCTAGATCTTTAAATCCTTATTATTCTAAAGAACAAAAATTTAGATTAGATAAACCAATATTTTTAAATGAGATTGTATTTAAAGATATTTTTAGGTATAAGTTTATACATATTCTTAAAAAATACAAGGGAGTGTATTCTAATGTGTTTCATATTAAAATAGCACAAAGAAAAACATTAAAAGAAGTGTATTCAAAATATGATAGCGTTTGGATGCAAATATATTTCTCAAATTATTCTGACATGGCAATGGATGAAACAATTTTATTTTTATTTAATAAAAATAATGACGAATTTGGTATAGATATGCCAATAAGACATGGGTTTATTGATGAAGTAGGTGGAGTGGAGGAAATAAAAAAAGACAAATATTGGCCTAGTTTTCTTCAAGACGGAGAACCAGAATATGGGAAATTTTTAGTGGAAGATGTCCCGAACCGCAAGGCAGAACCAACGAGAGATTGTATAAATGTGTATAATAAGTTATCTTATAGTGGATTTGACTTTGAAATAGAAAGAGATGATAAGGTGTTAGTAGGGAATCTTGTTTATAAGACAACAAAAAGATTATATGGGTCAAATATAGAAGAAAAACAATCTTTAATGGTAGAAGGTCGTTCAATTTCAGATAATGGTATGTTCCATGAAAACTTACAAGAACATATTGCTGCTATTGTTGATAAAGAAAAAGTTAAAGATTTTAGAGAAGAAGATATGAGATTTACTGAGGAAGATTTAAAGGGGTATACATATCCTAACGAATATATAAAATCTTTAAATAATCAATTAATTAAAGGTGTTGAAGGGGTTAATACTAGTATATCTGCTGAAGATGTGGTCTCTACTCAGGATGAACAGGTATTGTCAGAAGAAACAATCGAAGAAATAAGAAGATATATTGATGACCTGGGAGATGTTTCAGACTCTATAGTTTATGATATGGTTCCAACTAGGCCTATTATTGATGGTAAACTATTGAAAAAAATAATAGTTCCACAAAACATAAATATAACGGACAGGGAGGAGTAATATGTTTGAAATAAGCTTTGATTCTGTTAAAGTTATGGGTTGTGTAATAGGATTGAAAGATGGAGAAAATAGTGTTTATTTAAACCCATCGAATGGTAACATTGTGTCTTACCAAAAAGAAGATTATATTAAAATAGCAACCATAAATTATGATAAAAAAACAAAAACAGTAAAAATAGAGAGTGAGACAGAACTTTTTTCTGATGATATTAAAGATGATTTTGATTTTAAAAAGTATCATAACTGTAGAAATCTAGGAAATGGAAGGATGATAGCAAATGGTCCATATTACGGCAATAGCGCCCTTATGGGGTCAACAGAATTTCTAGAAGGGCTACCTATTTCATTTAATTACAACAGTTTTATTATGTCAAGCATATCCATAGCTTCATATAACTGGGCTGGTGGGAGAATGTGCTTTAATACAACTTTAACAAGAGCTAATGTGCATAATCCTCCATTTACAGGACACAGTCCTGGTTGTAGTATTCCTTCATCATTTTCAGTGCCTCAAATATCTCTTGCAATACCAATGACTTTATTTTATGGTAATTGGTTGGCCGCAATGAAATGGATTAATGGAATGACTAGTATAGTTGATTTTTTTTACACTCACAGACAATATACAAATGTTGAAATAAACAAAAATGATTTATTTAGACTTAAAATAAAAGATAGTGAGATAAAAATTAACCCAATAGCATTAGACAAGGTATCCGCTTCTACTTCACCTGATTGGGCTGCATCAATGTCTATGTTAAATATATTAAAATAAAAAAAAAAGGAATAGAATGGCTAGTCTGTTTATATCAACAGTAAAACCAAAAACATTAGAAGTTATACCAGGCCAAAAACCATGGTTAACAAATATACCTGATGAACAAAAAGACATTATATTGTATAAATTGGTAGGTCCATGTCCCCCTCCAGAACAAGGTGGGTGCGGTAAATACAAAAATGAAAAAAAAATAGTAATTAAAGTCCCAGCAATGAGAGAAATGTTAACTCCATTTTTAATGGACTCAATTGAAAAAGAAATGAAAAACAAATATTACCACAATATTAGATATATAGAAGTAGATAATAAAACATTTTACAAAAGATTAAAAAAATACAAAACACATAAATTTAGATATTTCTATAAAGGCGAGTTTAGAACATTGTATTTTAATTTACAATCAAAATCTTTAGTATTGAAGGAAAATTTTGCTGTTCATTTAACTTTATTTGCTTCTTTTCCTGCAAGAGGTTTAACAGCTGGATTACCAACCCCTTGCAAAACAGCTGGTTCATACAAATCACCTTGTGCATGTGATGCATCTGATTGGGCAGTAGCTACATGGCTAAAAGGACTTGACCCATTAAAAGATGAGTGGTGGCAAATACATGGGGAACCAGAATTGGATAAATATTGTAGACCAGCCGGAAAACCTTGTTATGGTGCCCCATTGGAATTAGAACATGACACATATTATTATACAAAACCAGGTGACAATGATTATATTGTTGAGTGTTTTACTGAAGAAATTGTGAATAATAATTTAGAAGGTTGGGCTAAAACTAAATATTTTATATTGGATAGAGAAGGTGAGTATTTTAAAAAAGGAACAAAAAATAAAGCAAGATATTCCGAATGGATTTTAGATTCATATAATAGTCAAAAATACCAAAGAATAGAATTGTATCATGACAAAAAAAAAGAAGTTAAAGCTAGATTTGTTGTTGATAACTTTAAAAGTATTGATGAACTGTTTAAAAAAATAGGGTATTCATGGTTTGGTAGACATAATACTTTTTATTTTATGTGGTTAGGGTGTGTTAATTATTTTAATAATGAAATTATGGAAGGGTTCTACTGCCCTCCAGACCCAGAACTCAAAATAATTGGAGGGGATGGTGCTAAATTAATAGTTCCTGATGGTGGCGGAATAGAAGCAGATGGTTTTAATGAAATTAGCGATGATAAAGAATTCCTTATTCAACAAACAATAGAATGGTATGAGCAACCAGATTTATCTATAAAACATTTAGATGATATAAAAATATTTCAACAAGAACAAATATTGTATTTTAATATAAACACAGATAAATATTTAAACAAAATAAGAATTAATGGAAATACAAACGATGATTTTATGGATTATGCTGTGGTAAACTATTTTACTTAATAATTTTTTATGTTATAATTAAGAAAAAAAAGGAAAAAAAATGACTTTTACGAACATAAGTAAAGCAGTTTTAGTGTTAAATGGTAGATTAATAGATCCTAGTAAATCTATCTTTGTAAGTGATGATAGTTTAAAATCAAATGCTCACAAAGTTCTTCAATATTGTGTTACTAACAAAGGTATTGTAAAAGATGTTACAGGAAAACAAATGTCTGTTGAAACACTTAAAGAATATATTGAACATAGTGTATCAACAAAAAACGAACAAGTAGAAAAAGAAAAGGATGATTATCTTGATATACTTAAAGAAACTATTAAAGAGGAAGAAGCAAAAGAAAAGTCTGTCGCTGAAACTAAAAAAGAAACTGTTAAAGTGGAAAAAGAAAAAGAAGAACCTGTTACTGAAGTAAAAGAGCCTGTTGTTGAAGAAACAAAAGAACCTGTTGTTGAAGTAAAAGAACCTGTTGTTGAAGTAAAAGAGCCTGTTGTTGAAGAAACAAAAGAACCTGTTGTTGAAACTAAAAAAACTAATTCAAGAAAAACAACATCAAGAAGAAAATAACACATGGCTCTATATGTAGATATTGATGACATTAAAGAATTTATTCAAGACAAACCAGAATTAAATTTCCTTAATGACAATATGGAACAGTTTAGAGATGATTTGTACGACGTGATATTACCTATGGTAGAAGATGAGATATTGACTCAATATCCTTCTTTGTCAGGTCGTAAAATAAGAAAAAGCATTATAATGTTTTTAGTTATAGCTAACTTAATGGGGTCAGAGGCTTTTATTCAAGTTAGAAATCAAGTGAGTGTGGCTGACACAAACAATAATGGTACTTCATTGTATGGAAAGCAAGGCGAATATTTGCAATTAGAACAAATATATAGACAAAGAGCTAATCTAATGCTCAATGCTATGGCTAAATCTTCTTTCTATAACGAATGTTGGGGAAGTGTTCGTTCTAATTCATCAGATATGGAAAGTAGTAATGAAATGTACGATGGTTTAATTACTATAGGATATTAGATGATTAGATTAATAAAAGATACAGTTAATTCTATTATTGTTTATATTTGGGATGAAGATGTAATGGCAGATACTTTACGGGTATGGACAAAGCATTCTTCATCTGAAAAAAAAATAGTTGGTGAGTTGCCTTACAATAAAGATAAAATAGATTATTTATTTTCAGGGTTTTCTAATTTTATTGACTACAATGTTGATTTTTTTCCTTTTGAAGTGGAATTTTTAAAAGACAATAAGGTTGTAAAGAATGTTACTGTTAGTACAACTAATTACAAATTAAAACCGTTTCAAAGAGGAGTTTATAGGGTAAAAAGACAAGAGTTTTACATAAAAGCAAAAAACGTAAATGGAATGAGATTGCTTTTATTTAAAAAACAAAATAAAGAACATTGCCCTGATTGTTGGGATGAGGATTATAAATCTTCGAATAATAGCAACTGTAAAACATGTGGTGGGACTGGTTATGTAGATAAATACTCATTACCTGTTTTTAGTTATGGATTTTATTTTAATGACCAACCAGTAGATTCTCCAACTATTGAAAGCGGTAAACAACCATTAAATCCTGCGGTAGGAAACAATGCATATATTACTTTACTTCCTGATATTGTTTTAACTCAATCGGATTTAATCTATTCTATAGATATTGGTGATTTAAGTATTATACACAAAACAACATTAACGCTTTTCAACAATAACCCTATAAGTCAAAAAGTATTTACTTCATCACTGCCAACGAATTCCAATGCTTATAAAGCTATAAAAGAAAATTTACATAACAAGATGAAGGAGGTGATGGGTGGCATTGGACAATAACTCTGTAAAAGTAATAGATGTTGTAGAGAAACAAAAAAATATAGATATTTCTTTTTCCACATCTACAATAAATTCATTTAACAGAAAGGTAACCAACCCTAAGGAAATGATTGGTTATTATATGGCATTAACAAACCTGTATCTTTCTGATATAGGTAGAGAAGACATTGAAACTGATGTTTTCTTTAATGAAAATAAAGCTAGAGAAAATCCAGTTTACATATTATTTAACAGGGGAACATTATCTCCTGCTAATTTAGCTGTGCCTGGCTCAAGCTTTAATCCTGTTGGTACAGAAAACATATCCGTACATATAAATTCTGGCGAAAACATAAACCCTAATGAAAGTTTGTTGGGAGTTCATATGTTAAATGCTCAAATGCAGATTAAATTATATGCACATAACAGGGTTGAGTTAGAAGAATTAGGTTATAAAATCTATAATTTAGTTCTTTCTGTTTCGGACAATATTTTATCTCAAATGTTTTCTGATATATCAAGAGTTATGGAACCTTCAATGTCTTCTATTATACCTACTAAAGATTATGATGATATGTACGAATGTGAAATAGATTGGAGTATTTACTATATAGAAAGCAATATTTTACTTTTTAAAGAAAAAATGTTAAAATACAATAACTTCATAGTGTTTGACCAACAGGCACAAGATGAAATAAAAATAAATAAAAAAGGATAAATAATGATTTCTATTAGACCTTATGTATCCATACAAGAGGGTATAATTGCTTCTGCACCGGTTATGTTAGACTCTTTACTTAAAGGGTTAATTGTAGGTCCAGCAATGGATGAATTTCATTCTATTTCTGAAAGTTTTAATTTTTCTGCTTTAAATAGTGTAACTATTGCAGAATTAAATGATCAAATAGGTGATAAAGGTAAATATTTTAAAATGGCTGGAGCCAGAGAAGGTAGTACAGTAGATGTTAATTCTATTGAATGGGGTGCTTCTATCGCAAAGTTCTTGTTTGATTTTGGTGACAATGACTTAAAAGGACATGTTAAAGATAAAGACCATAAATATATCTTTATTCAAGAAACAGGTGAAGATGGTCAAGCATCAGAAAGTGATTTAATTGATCAAGGATTGCAAAAAGGAGATACTCTTAGAGTACACGATCCAGATGATGATAGCAAGTTTACTGATATAGTTATTAGGGATTTTGATAGAGATGGAGATGACTTATCTATTCTTTTATGGGACGAGATTCCTTATGATGTTGATGAAACTAAATCTTTAAAAGCTGATGTTGTTAAAGAATTTAAAGATGTTGAATTAGCACAAAAAGATTATAGTTATTCGTCTGCAGCGTACAGTGGAACGGATGTTCTAATTAAAGGTGATGGTAAGCTTTATTTAACTTATTTTGTTTATAAGCCTACAGATAAAGATGCTGATTTAAACAACATTGTTGTATCTACAACAAATATGGTAATTCCTAATTACAGTGAGAATGCTTTAACAGTAAAAGTTTTTGATGGATTTTTAAATAACTTTTTTGATGCATACAGAACGGATTTAGAAAACCAAATTCTTACAGTAAATTATTCTAATTACAGAGAATTATTAGGAAAGCCTTCTAAGAAAAATAAACTAGGCACAGCATTGCATTTAATTGCCCAAGAAGTGCCAGGTTTTGAAATTAAAGTTATGCCAACAATGAGAGATGATTTGGAGAGCTATTCTAAAGTTTTTGATTCACTTGTGAATGTAGAGGATTTTTATAGTTTAACTCCACTTACATCGGATAAAAAAGTTATTGGATTATTAAATAAATTCACAGAACAAGTATCGAGCGGTGAAATATCTAACTTTAAAATGGGTGTAGCTTCGATTAAGATGCCAATTATTACTAAAAAATTAGAAACATCTTCTTATAATGTGGAAGATAACGATGACGGTACATATACTATAACATTAGATAACGGTGGTTTTAGTAATAGTGATACTCGTGTGGGTGATTATATTTTTGGGAACAAAGATATTGAACTTGCGGATGAAGAATATTATGATGACATAGGAGAAACATACTCAGGAAAAGCTGTAGCGAAAATTCAAGATGTTGTAACTGATAAAAAAATTATAGTAACTCCTATTATAGAAGGATTAAAAGTAGATGAAGTTTTAGATGGTCAAGATTTAGTTGTTGCTAAATTAAATACAAAAAACGAAATCAAAAAAATTATAAAAGAATATCCTGAATCTTTCAATAACATGCATATGGTATTAGTTTTCCCAGATAAATTTGTAAAAGATAACAAAGTGTATGCTGGTTACTATGGTGCTGCTGTTATTCAAGCTGTTATGGCTCATTTACCGCCTCAACAAGGTTTATCAAATATGGCTATTACTGTTTTTGATAGAGTAATTAATTCTTCTTACTATTTTCAAGAATCAGAATTAGATGAAATAGCTAGTGCCGGAATCATGGTAATTTCTCAAAAATCATTTAATTCTTACCCATACATTATAAGACAATTAACTACAAACATGAATTCTATAGAAGAAATGGAAGTTTCTAAAGTTAGATGTTTGGATTATGTTGCTATTCAAATTAAGCAATCAGTTGATGGTTATGTAGGAAAAAGAAATGTAACACATGATAATAAAGATGAAATACTTCAAAAAATTGAAGTATTATTAAAAGGTATCATTAAAGATACTTCAAATATATTATTAGGACCAATTATTTTATCTTACTCTAATTTAGTTGTTGAAATAGACACTAATGAAGTTGGAGCAATAGAAGGTTCAGTAGAAGTTGTAACACCTACTTCATTAAATGCAATTAAATTAGGTGTAAAATCTAAAAGTAAATAAAAAAAAAGGATAAAAGATGGCTTTAACAAAAGGAACTATGAGTTCAACTAATGCTCCTGCAACTGGTATTATTATAAACTACAGTTTAACATATGGAGAAGACCCGCAACCATTATATGAGGCGGGTAGTTCAGAAATACATGCTGTATTAAGAATGGAATCAATGTTACAGTTACAAGTAAGTAAGGCAATGTTTAATAATGGTGATGCTATTCAAAGTGTAAATGGGATACAATTAATAGGGGCTCCTAGTAAAACAATTCAAAACCCTGCTATAAAATACACTTATTCTGCATCTTCTGGACAAGTTTATGTTGTTGAAAATTTTATGGCAATTGGAAAAGAAGCATAGTTTATGTCAAAAGGGCTCGAAAATACAAAAACCCATCTCTTTTTGGGTTTCGTAACAAAAATAGATCCATTGTATAATACTGTAGAAATAGATTCTGCTTTATACGGAAAAATATATACTCAATACAACCCTGTTTTAGGATTAGAGAAAAATGATTTAGTGTTAGTTTCTAAGATAGAGGGGTTTTTTAGTGTAATAGAAAAAACTATAGTGGATTATGATGAGAAACAATTATATATAATTGATACTGAAAAGAAAAATATTGATGAAAGAATAAAAGAAATAAACTCAGAAGATTTGCCCGAGGAAGTTAAATATCCAGCTGATTTTTATATAAAAAAAGAAGAAGGTGATAAATCTGACAATGTTGGCACAAATGGATATAGAATAACTAAAAAGTTTATAGAATTTTTTTCAGGTTTAGCAACTATGAGAGTTGATTTTAACAGTGTCAGAATTTTAAGTAAAGCATTTCTATTTTTTGGAATAAAAACAAAGGCTTTATTTAAAGTTACTGAAAACAAAACAGAAGATAACTCTTACACTTTATTTATACCTAAAAACAATAATAAACCATATTTGATAAATATCAAAGGAGATGTTAAGTCTGCGCTACTTGAGCACAAAATAAAAGTTGAATTACCCATACCAACAGAAGATATTGTTTTGTTAAATGCTGTAATATCAGATGTAAAAAACATTATTTATGATTTAACTGAAACATCTTATGTTTATGATGATAATAAAAATACATTAACGGTAACAGATAAAGACAAAATGCACAAAATATCAAGAGAAGCAATAAACCTGTTTACAGAAAATATAAATAAAAAATTATACAAATACTTTTCTTATGGATGTGTAATAGATGATAACAGGTATCAGATAGTGAGTTATGAAGCGATAGACAAAAAAGGGAATAAGTATAATTTTAACAACAATGTTTTCAATGTGTTAAAAAACAAAGAAGAGATTATTGTTGAAAAAGAAAAAATATACTCGTCTGATATGATTAGAATATGGGGAAATTCTATGTATATTAAAAATACACCCATATCTGAAAGCCCATGGTATATGGAAATTTTATATAAGAAAGCTATAATTAACTTTTATTGTAATTTACAGGTAAATGTATCTGAAGCTGTTTATCTAAATTCAAAAAATACTACATTGAACACATATAAACAATATAAATCGTATTTTAATATAAATACAAATATTGTAAATGCTAAATCTAACATTATAAATATATCATTAGATGATTCGCTTGAAGATAAAGCATCATATATATTGAACATTAAAGATAGTGTAAATATTGTTTCAAATAAAAACAATATATTTGTTGTGCAATCTTTAAAAAGTGGAGATGCAATAAGTTTTTCTATTACAAAAAACAATAATGTATATTTTACAAAAACAAATCAAATATATTCTGATTGTAAAACATTTGTTGTTCCTTCTGGGCAAATTATCGCGAAATCACTATATATAAAAAAATTTTTAATTGTAAAAGATGTTTTTACTGCGTTCGAAAAAGGAGTTTATTTAACTGCTCCAACAACTTACATAAAAGCAGACGATATGTTTTATGTTGACACAGGGAAAAGTTATGTAAAAGCAAAAACTAATATTGTTTTATATATTGAAAAAGAAAAAATAAATGATGAAGATAAGAATACGACAATGTCATATATTTCTATGTCTAAATCAAGTATAATAGGGAATGCGAGTAGTGTTGTTATTCCTAATTTGAATAAAGGTTAATTATTGTGGTTATAGATGTGAATAATGTTGAAGTTAAATCAATTTTAAATCAATTCCAATCTTTCGTTAAAATAGAAACGGTTTCTTTTGTAGAAGCGGAACTAAATAAAAAAACTATAATAGAAGCACTAAATGATGATAGAGTAAAAATAAAAGTTTTTTCTGATTGTATTAGCGATGTTGAATTTGTTGGGGAGAAAATTGTATTGCCTAGTTTTTATACGCTAAATAACGAATCTCAGAAAAATTTAATATCCGTATTTGAATTTGTTATCAATAAAATAAAGTCCATTCCTCCTTACAATAAAGAGAATGGAATATTGGTTGATATAAATAAAGATAATATAAAAATAATAGATAATGGATCTTTTTTTGAAAAAGAAACGATATTATTGTATAATTTACTAACAATACAATTATGCGAAAAACTAAAAAAATAAAAAGGAGCAAAAAAAATGAACGATACAATTAATACGGAGTTATTTAAAAACAACAATGCAAACCAAAATAAGGAAGTAAAGAGTGGTACAGACAATAAAGATAAGTCTAAAAAAGAGGAATACGATGTTTTTTTTGACAAAACAATGGAAGAGTTAAAATTAAGTGAAGAAGATATTGTTTACAGAATTGTAGAATTAGTAGACAAAGGCTATATTGAAGATAAAGTAGCTATTTTAAACAAAATACATGTTACCTTAAGAACTGGTTTTATATCAGAAACAGAAATACTTTATGAGTATATGGAACAAGAAGCTGATAATTCTGTGGGAGTTTTTGAATTTAAAGTGGCATTAGCTGGTGTTGCTATGTGTTTATTTGAATATAAAGACAAAAAGTTCGAACCAGTAAAAACACTTCATGATCTAAATAAAAAAGTTGCTTGGATTGAAGAAAATATTCCATTAGCAATACATACCCAAATTCAAATAAAGTTAAACCGTTTAAAAAAAATAAGCACATTACTTGGCCACGAAAAGATAAATGATATGCTGGGAAAGTTGGGTGGTTAATAGACTATATTAAAGCTTATGTTGACAACAAGACAACCAATGGTACTCTAAAAAAATTATTATTGGCTTGTTTTGTTATTGAAAACTTAAATAAAAAAAGATATTTAAAAATGAAAGCTTTAAATGAAGTTATGATTGCATCTTTGAAAAAAAGTGATGACTATAAAGCGACTTATTCTTCTATTTTAGAAAATATAGACAAATATTTTAATGTAAAAAAAGAAGAAAAGAAAGTGACAGAAAAAGATATGTTATTAGGTATAGAATTTTTAAAGGAATAAAATGAATGATAATTTTATGAATGACCCATATATGATGATGATGATGATGCAACATCCTCAAACAAATACATCCCATATGTTTAATAGTATGATGGGTTACAATCAATTCTTTATGCCAAATGCTAATACAGGTTATAACATAACAGGGAATATGTCGTTTTTAGACAAACAATATAATAATTATGATTTCGGATTATTAGATTATGTTACTCATAATTTATTAGGACTACATAGACATATAGGTATGAATGGGGTTGATACTCAACTTGCTGCATCAGCACAACATGATTTATCTATGGCTCATGCCGGTACTTATGGTTTAGAAATGGGGTTAGGTGCCTTAGCCATGGGATTACCTATGTTTCCAGGTTTAATTATAGGAGCTGGAGTTAGTGTTGCAGCAGATCAAGTAAGAGAAAATATAGATGATAGATACAAAAACTTTCAAAAAACTGCCCTTATTACGTCTAATTTTATAGGGAAAGATGGGAGCGAAGGGTTTGATAGTGATACAATTAAAGAAATAAATAAACAAATTAGAGATGAAGCTGCTGATGATACAATGTTTTCTGTAGATGACATTCAAGAAATGATGAAAAAATTTAACTCACATGGATTTCTTAATGATGTTAATTCTAGTAGACAATACAAGGATATTATTGGAACATTAAAAGACAGAGTTAGAGATTTGGCGGAATTCTTAGGCGAAACTAATCCTAGTAAATTATTAGATGGTTTAACTAAATATAAATCAATAGGGTTTACTAGAGCCGAAACATTTGAAATTATGAAGCAGATAAAAGGAGTATCAAATATATCAGGTATTTCTAAAGAAATTATAGAACAACAAATAGGAATGGAAGTAGCGCAGAAAGATAATGTAGGAACGGATGAAAGGATTATAACAAAGAGAGTTTTATCTGAAGCGGCTCAAATAAATGCCTTAAGTAGAAGTGGGTTTATGCCAGGTGCTTTTTCTGATAAAAAAAAGGCCTTATCTGTGTATTCTTCCTTAAATCAAGCTGCAAACGAAATTATGCAAAGTGAGCAAGGAATGGGGCAAAATCAATTAATGTTTCTTGCTATGAATTTGCAAAAAGAAAAAGGAGGATCATTAAATAAAAATTACCAAAAAATACTTGATATGGACTATTCTGAAAGAAATAAACTTATAGCACATTTTCAGCAAACAAACAAAGAATTCGCTTCTTTCTTCTACGATAATGACTTACTTAGTACAGCAATTCAAAACAATAAAGAAGTGGGAAGTGTTGAACAATATAAAAATCCAATTATTCAACTAATAAAACATATAAAAAAAGAAATGCCGCATGCAGATAAAAATGAAATCCTTAAGGCTCTTAAATATAGGGGGATAAGAGGTGAACAATTAAGTATGGCGGGTGTTTTAGTGCAAGGCTATGAAACTTATGGAAATTTTAATTGGCTTACAAGTCAAAATGATTCAGTTAAGTCAAATACTGATATTAGAAATGCATTTAACAAGTATTCTCTTGCAAGAGAAAAAACTAGTACGGTTGCATATATTGGAAGAAAATGGAGACATACTACAGAGTGGTTAGGTGATATGTTTGGTGGGGATTATGGAGAAGAGATTGCCGCTGAAATTCAAGATATGAATAGGAAAATAACAGCTTACCCTAAAGAAAATAAAAGTTTTATTTTACGACATAAAATTGCTGATTTTAAAACAAAACTTGGGGTTAAAAATATTTATAAGTTTTTAGCAAAAAATTATAGTGATATTATGGATATTTCAAAAGAAGACCCATTAAAAGAAAAAGAAGATCTATTTAAAGATATTCAAAATAATGTATTAGTTAGGTCTGGTTCAATAGATGCAACAGCAGCATACAAGATGGCTTTCAAGAAAAAATATAAAAATGATAGTAGTATGTCTGCCATTGATTATTTTAAACAAGTATACGGAGAAAAAGCGAAAACTTACCATATGTCTCCTTTTACAGGAATGTTTCATGTTTTTGATAGTGATTATATAAAAGCTATGACTGCAGACAATGTTTTAACAGGGGATTATATATCTGTATTTAAAAAATCTAATGAATTTAAACATGTAAAGAAATCATGGGGAGACATTATAAAAGACAAAGGTAACACAGGATTAGAGGAAATGTACCTATTAGAAAGAAATACTCCAAAAACAAAGAAAAAAGCAAAAAGACTAATACAGGGGTATGAGTATTATAATGAATTTTTAGAAGAAAAAAAAGAAAACAAAGATATTACTTTTAAAGATTTTTTAGTTAAACAAAGAAAGATAAAAAATAATAAACTTGTTCGTAGTTTTGTGTCTAATGAGAACGAATTTAAAGAAATAAAAAATTTAGGTAAAAATCAAGTTAATAAATTATATTTAGCCGCTTCAAAAGGTAATGTGTCTGATTTTAAAGAATTAATTAAATCTCCTAAAATGGATTTAGTTACAAACCAAAAAGTTTTAGACAGGTTAAGAGCTAATATAAAAAATAGTAAAACCATAGATGGTGAAGATAAAATAGAAATGATTGCCGAAATAGATAAAACTGTAGCAATGAGAAATGTAAAATTCTTTACTCCAAAAAAAATAAAAGAGTTGGAAGATGGTGGGGCAATCAAATTTGCTGTAGGATTACGAACATTAAATAAAGAACAAAGAAATAAGATGCTTGAAGCTGTAAAAAATAACGATACAAAAACTATGTTATCTATAGCAACAGATTCTGGTGATGGCAACTTATTGCAAAACACTAGACAATTTGTTGCTTCTTACGGTGGCGGTGATATGGCCAAAGTATTAAAAAGTGGTATTGGTGCAGCTAGACAAAAAGAGTTAGGAATTGTTAACGATATGAAAGATCTTCTTAATGTTAAAGACGATGATGTAATGCAAAAAGTGTTATCCAAAATGGGTGATGGAGATATGTATGGGGCATATTCTATAGTTAAAAAACAGCAAGGTAACCAAAATATGAGTTACGAAGACTTTACTAGAATTCAAAGTTTAGCTAATGTAAGTTCTGAATTTGGATTTGAAAATAAGGAAGATAAAAAAACACTGGCATCAACAGCTCATCTTACAGATAAACAAACAAAACAAGTAACTTTAGCATTAACAAAAAAGCAAACAAGTTTATTAACTGAAATCAAAGATATTTTAGATAAAATAGAAAAAAAATAGGACGGTAGAAGATGGGAGATTTAAAAAGAGGAATTATTAACGAAAAAAAAGAAGATAAAGTAGAAGATTTAATTGTAAGCAAAAATGTTGGTTTACGATATGATTTAGCCATAGATAGAACAATTAGTGGAGATGTGGGCATAAGAAAAGACATTGATTCTAAAAAAGGTCTTATAAGAGGAACTATTTTAACAATAAATAAAAAAACGCCAAATGAAACAATAAATATTAATGGCATGTTGTTTTCAGATAAATTCTCAGGAGAGTATATTGCGAACAATATAACAAAAGAAGTTAGTGGGGGTGAAATATCTGCTCCATATAAAAACACATCAGTTGGATTTGTAGGTGTTTCTAATGGGTAATATAACGCTTCAAGACAAAATGCCAAAAAAAACAAATGTTATCACAAGAAGTAGTATATCTCACGTTGCTACAACACAAGAATTTTCACCAATAGGTGATAACAAAAAAATATTTTATTACGGAAAGGACATATCTTCTATTAATCTTACTGTGCAATCTTTAGACAAGAAAGGTTTTTCTCCTGACAAACAATTTAAATTATTTTCAGATGAATTCTCAGGAGAAATAAAATTAGATTCTATAAATGTTAATGAATATTCTGAATTACCATATACTATTACACAAATATCAGGGATAGGAAAAAGTAATGAACAGATAAAGGTAGTTAACTCTAACAATATAAAAATAATTAAAGGGTTAGAAGATATTTATAGTTTAAATTGGCAAACAACATATACACCACATTTGGGAACAGGTTATAGTTTTAGTGTATCAGCTAAAACAAAAGAACTAGCAAATAAAGAAACATTTAGTTTTAGTGTAGGGGAAAAAACGTTTAATATAGGTAAAAAAAGTGCTAAATTATTAAATATAACAAAACAATTGAATAGAGTGTATTCAGGAGTAGCTATTTCTAAATCAGACCCTTTACCGCTAGTTTTATCAAAAACAGTAGTAATTTCTACAACTGAAAACCCTTTGTTATCTAATATAGTTGATGGGGATAAAGTATTATTTTATTCAGCAACAAAAATAAATAATTTATTTCATACTTATATAAAAAAAGGAGATGTTGTAGGTTTTTTATCAGAACTTATAGGGAATGAGATAAAGATAACAGAAGGGAAAAACATTTCTCCTGTTTTACAAGCTTTAAAAAATACTTCTACAGCAGGTGGAAGTCTTGTAAATAACAGAATCAATGAGGCTATTACAAAATTTCTACAACCTAAAATTTGTACAGTTGGGGATATAATTTCCCAAATACTAAATTTTATAGGAATGGAATTTTATTATTCTTATCAAACTGATAGTTATACAATAGACTCTCCTAGAATTTTATATTTTGAAGGCAACAAATCTGATATTACTTTATCAAAAGATGATGTTATTTCAATTAATTCTCACAATAACCTAGCTTCAACTCCATCATTAATGATACCTAATATAGATTTTAAAAATATGACACTTTCGAGTATAGCGCAAAATTGTTCACAAATGTTAGCAGGGTATATTTTAAAGAAGATGAGTAAGATTAAAGATTTGCCTGTTTTTAAAATAGAAACATTTAGTGTCCCTGAAATATTGTTCCCTGTTGAAAAAGAATTAAATAAGAAAAGTCTATTTGAAAAAATGAATGGATATTTTTCTGATGTCTGGTTATATTATGCTGGATTATCAATGAGAAGTGTTTTTTCTAATATAAACAATGGAAGCATTCAAATAGTGCCTAATTTTGATATAATAGAACCCCATAAATGGTATAAAATAGAAGATACTTGGTATTATGTGACAAGTATATCTATTTCTTTTAGTAGGGGTAGCATAATTATGAACTTGCAGTATTCTGGAATTTATGACCAGGATTTATACAAGATTCTTGATGAATTAAAACAAATAATGGGTAATAGTACTCAATGTGAAAAAACATTTAATGATTTTTTCAAAGACAAACATACGCCCTTTAACCAAAAAGTAAGTAATAAATCAAAACCATCAGAGGTGATTAAGGATATTAAAAATCAGAATATTAAGCAATTAGATTTTTAATTCCTTGACCATTTTGAATTATTATGATAAAATAAACAAAAAAAGGATAGAAAATGGATTTACTAAAAGTAGCAAACGACCCATATGCGAGTTATTTAACAAAAACAGCCGCGGTGATCAGTGATTTTGAACAAGGAAGAATTACTGCTGATGAAGCGTTTGGAGCAGCTCAAGAAATGGGAATTGCACCACAAGATTTAGTTGCAGCTCAAGAAGTTTTATTTAAAGAAGCTTCAGAAAGTGCTAGCCTTGAAAAAGTAGCATCAATTGTAGATGACCCTTATTGCACACCACTTGAAAAAGTAGCAGCGATTGTAGACGGTATTGCTGCAGGAACTGTTGATTATGATGCAGGAACTCAAGTTGCAGCTCAATTAGGATTTGATGCTCAAGACATGGAATATATCTACGCACAAACTCACTAAGCTAACCTAAAAAAAAGGAGGGTGCTTATACCCCCCTTTTAAGAACCATCAAAATAAATAAAACCAACTTAACTACTAATTTAACTGAATCAAGTATAGTTTTTTTTAATATCATGATGGATGCACTAGGCTTACTTACATCAAACATTTTATTCCTTTATCTTAAATTTCTCTTTTAATATAGAGATTCCTTTGATAAGGGCCTAGTGCACAAATATATAACTTATTTTGTTTTAATATTTTGAGTTGAAGAATTGCTTTTAACTAATATTTTAGTGTTTGGCGTAATGTGTTTTGTAGAGTTTGTTTGGTTTATTCTATACATTTCTGAAGTCGATAAAGTTGTGGGGTTACTAGCTGGTTTCATTCCTGGGGTTATGTTGATAGTTTGTTCAACAATATTATTAGGCTTATTATTACAATCAAATAAATCTTTTTTTGTTTTTGTTAATTCATTTTGACATTTAGTTAATTGGTCTAGCTCTTTATAACACAAATTACAAACTGTATTTACCCCAAAACTCTGATTTATTTTAATTATTTCATTGTCTTCAATCTCATTATAAGAAGCAAAATAAAATCCATATTTTAATTCTGTTAATTGACCTCTTATGTTTTTTGTTATTGACTCCCAGGACAATGAAAGACCCTCTTCGCTGTTGAAAGCAGAATAAATTATCCTTTTTTTCCCATCTCCATATTTTAAAACAACGGCATCAGTTTTTTCGTCGGAGAATACTATTTGAATTAAAATATACCCGTTTTTATATGGTGGTTGTATTGTTAGAATAATATAATTATCTCTTTGCAGTGATGGTATAATTTCTGTTCTGTATGTGTTATCATCAAAAAAATAAATAGCATTATTTGTTTTGTAAAACTTACTATCTACAATTATTGATTTTTTTTTGTCTATAGGTAAACAAGGAGCAAAAGAAAAACTCATTGTTCTTGTTTCTCTTTTTTGTGTTTTACCCATAATTCAGGTAATTTAACTAATCCATAACCTAACATACCTCCCCATAAAGCTTTACCAGCTGTATGCCCAAGTAATGACTTATCTAACACAGGACTACCTTTCATTCCTTTATATAAATCAATATCATCACTATTGTAGCCATGTTTTATTTTTGACATCATATTAGGCAGAAGATATTTTGATAAAGAATGTAATAGTTTTTTTGAACCTTTGGCTCTTTCCCCCGCTTTAGACCATACTTCACCTTTTTTTACATCTTTTAATTCATTTTTATCAAAGTAAGTGTCTGGGGTTGAACCAACAGATTTGTAGGCTCTTCCTAATAGTCTTAAAGTTAAAGGTTCTACTCCAGCACCTATTGCCATACCTGCTCCACTTAATACTGCAGGAGAAAGAACATTTTCTTCTTTATTGTCTAATTCGGCTGTTGCTGCTGAATTAGCTCCTCCCATAACAGCCATTGGAACAAAACCTTTAAGAAATCCTTTTCCCCTAAAGGAACTTATAACACCGCCCATTACACCTCCAACGCCTCCACCGAATAAAGCGGCTTTACCTACATCTTCCTGGCCTTCTTTTCTTTTTCTTTTTTGTTCATCAAGTTCATCTGTTGCTAATTCAGCAGACCTAGATAAACCAGCTGTTTTCACAATTAAATAATTACCAGCAGAACTTTGTTTTACCAAATCTATCTTTTTTTTTAAGTATTGGTTTGAAACTCTTTTACCTGCTAATAATTTCCTTGCTTCAATAGCTTTATCTACCTTTTTATTATTGGATACTTTACCATATGCTCCACCTGCTGCTGCACCAGTTCCAATGTGAGCAAGTGTGCCTATTAATCCAGTTTTCTTACTTCTTGCTGAATCAAAAATCCTCAACCCAAGCCCACCAACAAGGGCACCTTTATATGCTCCTTCTAGCACAGGTTCAACGTCTTTCCTTGTGTGTGGGTAGAGAGCATCGGCTTTAGCTTGTTCTTCAAGAATGTATCCATCAATACTTCTATTTTTATCCATTTTTATATCCTTAGAATTTATCTAGACAAACTTCCTGCTGTTTGAATGTATTTTAATGCTTTTTCTGTTTTAGAACCTCTATTAATATCAGCAATAATTTTAGCTGTTGCTAAATCAACATTACCACCATATTGATGAATTTGATATATAGCATCTGCCATCAATTCTTTATTATCAGCCATTCTAGGAGATAAAGTATAAACTGCTCCAGCCCATGCTTTTAATTTACTGTCAGACACTTCTCCTAACTCTGGATGTTTTCTTTTAGCATATTTAACAATACTATTTAATCTAATCTTAAACATTAAATCATCTGTTTGCTGAATTACCTTTTCAGCTCCTACTAATGTTGCCGTTGTTCCACCTACTGTCATAGCAATATCTTCTAATTTACTTTTCTCAGCTATTTTTTCTAAATAAGACATTTGAAATCCTTTTTTTGTATTAATTATAACATATTTTGATATAATATTTAAAAAAAGGATTTTGTAATGTTGAATACGAACGACATATTAGATTCATTTAAAATGATAAATCCAAAAATAATACAAAAAACAATAGACAAATACACAACTATATATAAAAATAAGTATCCCCAAATTGATTTTTCAAAACAAGAAAATATAGATTTTATTGTAATGCCTGTAGTTGCAGCTGAGCTTACAATAGAACTAAACAAAAATAAATTATTATCAACTAATACAATAAATGGTGTTATAGACTCAAACATGACAGAAGATGAAAAACTTTCAGCATTAAAAGCATATGCTAAATTAATAGGATTTAAACCTATTTCTAATTCGTGGGAGAATTTGTATAATGAAATTATTCAATTTACACAAAACAATTGGTACAATCTAAAAACACCTATCTCTAATTTTATTTTAAACAAGTTTAATTATATTGAAAACATATACATATCTGATAGCAATTCTTCAGAAATGGTAAGAAATAGAGTTTACTATATCCAAATACCTGGTATGAAAATAAACACATTTGAACTATCAGACAACAATCAAACTAATTTATTTAATTACGCTTTCTCTATAGATGATTATGAAAAATACAAAGCAGCAAAAGAAGGCGGTTTTTTCAGTTTACCTAGCTGTATAGATTTATATTTATTTACAGAAATAAAAGAAAGTACTTTAAAAGTAACTCCTATTGATAATTATTTTTCTTTGAAAGAAGGCTATTATGTTAGTGTAGAATGTGATGAACATCAAATAATCCATTCAAATTTTAATGATAAAAATGTTGATGGAATTATTTTTTGTAAACCAAGATTTTATGTTGATACAGAAGAAGAAATAGAGATTAAAATAAGAGAATACATTCTGCCCAATAAAGACGAAATAAAAGTAGACGAGCTAGTTACTACATCCGATATTTTAATAAAAGCACCTTATCCAATCTTTATTTCACTACTTTGTTACAGTTCTGAAAAATATTCTTCTTCCGATAAAGAAAATATGAAAAACATTTTAAATGAGTATCTTAAGTCGAAACATAGAAATCCTAAAGAGATATCTTTGAAAGATATGTCTAATGTTTTGTTAAGTAATAATTATAATGTAGATTTGCAGCCAAAAGTAAATATAGAATTATATCCTTATATAAATTATCAAGTTAAAAAAGAAGCAATTTTTCCATTAACAAAAAAAGACTACAGATTAAACAATGCTGATTTATATAACCAAATTTCAAACAATACATCTGTATTCTACATAAAGGATATAAATGTTATACCAGAATAATCAAAATAGTATATTGTTTTATTCCTTATTGGGAGACTATTATATATATATGTATAAAAAAAATGAAAAAAGCGACTGTATAAACACAGGGACATCTATTTTGCTTGAAGAAATATTTGAAGACACTTCACATATAATAAATAGTAGTTTTTTATATAAAAATACAACATCTTTGTTTTTTATAGGAACAATAGAGTATATTGATAGTAATACAATTAGATACTTTGATATTAATGGAAAAGAAATAAACCCAACATCCGTATATATATTAAATAAAGAAAATGATATTATTTTTAACACTTTAGAGCAAGATGAAATAATAAAATATTTACAAAAAAATAAACTTTCGTTATCTCTTATTTATTATACAAAAGAACAAAAACTAAATGCAGATGAAATAGCTGCTATGTTTAATGTAACAGATATAGATGTAAGTAAGTTTATTGCGTATTTAATGTATAAGATGATTCAACATAATGTTTACAATAAGAAACTAGTTAACAATTTAATAGCAATATATTTCAATACCCCATTCTGTTTAACAGAAAAAGAAAAGATATTAAAATATCAAGACGGAAAAGTTATTACAGATGTGAATGAATATGAAATAATTCATGATGTATACATAAAGAAAAAAGGTGATATTAAATTTGGAGAACCTTTATATTATATATCCAAGATTAACAATTCAAATTCTAGTGTAATCAATAATATTATTGATAAAATGTTTTATATCGATAACTATTCAAATGCTTTTTATTTGAATAAGCTAAAAACATATGTAACATCTACCTTTCTTAACGCCAGTATATCTGTTGATGTGCTTATTCAGAATCCAAAAAAAGGAACCGTATTAGCAAATATTTTTAGAAATATTTCTTACATAGATGCTTCTTTAAATACCTACAAAGAGAAAGAGGAAGAAATTAAGGTTTCGCTTGAAAGTAATTTGAAGTTAATAGAAAAAGGATTATTTGAAGCAAAAGAGACCACAGTAATAACAACACATTATTATGATGAAAATGTTAATGCTGTTACATTATTAGATGAAAAACTTAAAATTATAGAGAAAGGGAAAGTAGATACACTTGAAACTGAATTCAAGAAAGGTATGTCCCTAGAAAAAAATATAATAGATGCAATAGGAGAAGATAAAAACAAAGAATATGTAAAAGAAAATTTATCAAGTGTTGAAAATTCAAGATTAACAGCATTATGGGAAAAATTTAATTTAAAAAATTTAATAGAAAAAGGTGTTAAAAAAATTATCTATAGTGATACTTTAAAATATCCAAAAAACGATAATTTAAAATACAAGTATGTTATTACTCCTACATACAATGTTATTGAAAAATACATAGAAAATATTAGTTATTTTGCTTTTGATTTTACCACATTGCCTACTGACGATATTTTAACAAAAATATATGATATTAATACCCCACATACTTATGAAACCTTAAAAAAACAAGGGCTTGTTGAAAGAAGTGAAAGTAATAAAATGAAAGGGAAAGAAACATTAAAATATTTGTCATTATCTCTTTTTAGTGGAACAGAATTGACTAAAAACAAGACTACTATTGATAGGTCTCTTTTAAGAACCAGGGATACATTAGGTGGAAACGTTTATTTAAACAAAGAAGAAGTTAACAATCTATTGTCATCAAACAAATTAAGCAAAAAGATTTCTAATGTGTTTATACAAAAAGACGAATTAACAATGGACAGTAATACACTAATAGACGAGAAAAAATAAAATAAATTGCAAAATAAAATATTTTATGCTACAATAAACAAAAAAAAAGGATTAACAGATGAGAGCATTTGACCTTATCAAAACTGCAGGTGCAGAATATGGATACGACGAACAAGACAATGAAGGACTATCTCCAGTAGCTAAAGCAGCAATCGCAGCAGGGCTTCTTACAGCAGGTGGAGCAGGATTAAAATATGGTGGTCCTAAATTAGCAGACCACATGATGGATAAAGTTAATAAATTAGGCGATGAAAGTGAAAAAATTAAAGCAATGTTAAAAAAGAAAAAAGATGATAAACCTCTTTATGAAAATGCTAGTAAGGCTAAAGAAGCTTTAAATAAAAAATGGCAAAAATTAAAAGAGATCGGTGAGCACAAACATGGTGGGAAAGCACTTATTGGTGGAGGTGTTACAACTGCAGCTCTTGCTGGAACAGATTACTACCAAAGAAATAGAGGGTAATCTCTCTTTTCTTCTCCTATTATTTTCTTTACTTACTTCTTTTAATAAAATCAAAATTATGCTACAATAAATAAAAAAAGGATTACAATGAATTCAAAAAGTTACTTTTTATTTAAAACAGCTGATGACAATAATAATGGTGTTGGGACAGGAACTATTGCAGGAGGTGCTTTAGCATTAGGTGGGCTTGGAAGTATGGGATACGGACATAATTTAATTAATAAAGCTACACCTGATACTCCACTATTTTCAAAAGGAAACCAACTTGGTACATTAGGATATGGTGCTGCAAATATCCAACAAACTAAAACAATTGGAGAAGCAAATACAAAAAAAATTAATGATTTTGTTGAGTTTAATGGTGGAAAAGAAAAATTTGATGTTAACAATCTAGATGAAACAGGAAAGAAGACATATAATAAAATGTTAACAGAAGGTGAAAATATAGCTAATTTAGGAAAAGGTTCTAAATTTATGCATTATGGGAAAATTGGTGGACTACTTGGTGGTGGAATGATGTTAGGATCAATGCTAACCAATAATAATTAAAAAGGATATAAAATGAAGATAGAACAAATTTCTGAACTATTAGAAAAAACAGCTGCTCATATAGAGATGCTTGAAAATGAAAACAATATGTTAAGAAAAAAATTAGAAGAAAGTGTTTCTGCAGTTAATTTAAACAAAGAAGCTTCTTTTGATTTTTCAGATGTAGTAAATAACGACTATGATTCTTTAGGGCAACCTTCTAATTATTCCCCGAGTAATCAACTTTCTTCTGGGCAAAAATTAGAAGAGTTCTTAAATAATTTATAAAAAAACTCTCTATAAATAAGAGCATTTCTTATTTTTGTTTTTTTTGTATAAAATAATGGTAATAAAACCAAAAAAAGGATAAGCAAATGAAGAATATTGATATTGTAAGAGGTTATAGAACCTTTAGTCATGAAGACTTATATGATGCTGATGCAACTGTAACAATTGTGCCGGGAGATGTTATAGGTCTTGACGGAAACAAAATAACATTAGAAAAAACGCATAAAGAAGCTGGAATCGCTCTTGAGTCAAACAAAGATATTGCTGGTAATAAACCAAGTGGAAAAATCCCAGTATGTGTTAGTAATTTTGTTGTAAGATTTTATAGACCGGTTCCGGATGAGGTTAATTTAGGTGATCCTGTTACAGTTATTGATGGAAAACCATCTAAAACAGACGATGACCATACGGTAATTTGGGGATATGTTACAAGAATAGACGAAACATCTTTTGATGTTAGAGTAAATTATTAAAAAAAAAAGGATAAGACATGAGTATTAATGTAGAAACTCCAGTAATTCAACAAAACACAGGGTTAATTAAAGCAGCTTATGCTGGTGGTGACCTTTTAAAACAAGCTATGGATAACAGCACATACTTTATTAGGGATAAAGTAAGAGAACTTGGTTTTGCTAGAAAAGTGATTGAACCCATTTTTGTTACAAGTGCAGATTTAGATAGAGTTCCAAACAATGAACAACCTGCTATCATCTTAGAAAAAGATATCGAAAGTAAAGGGATGACAGTGCCATTCAGAGGGCAAGGAGAACAAAGATATTGGGAAAGAGAAGACATGGTTGTTAATTTCCAAAAAATTGAATCAGAAAGAATTAACAAATCTAAATTCGAAATGATGACTTCTAAAACTCCATATACTGAAGTTCTTAAAAAAAGAATTGTTGAAGAAGTGCAAAAAGTTGAAGATGAAACTTTAATGAACGGATTTAATGCTATCATAGAAAAAGCAGAAGAAGAAGCTCCTGGTACACAATATCAAGAATTAGAAGGTGGATTAAATAAAACAAACATTAAGATATTAATCCAAATGCTTTCAAGATTAAAAATGATTCCACCAACAGGTCCAAAACCAAAAATCTTAATGACACAAAACCTTAAATTAGAACTAATTGAATTAGGTATGATTGAGATTGGTGATTCTAATGTTGGAAAATATTGGAATGAAGGTGTAGTTGGGGTAGATAAATTATTCAATATCCCTGTAGTATCTACAATTAAAAATGATTTAGTAAAAGATGATGAAGTGTTTATTATTGCTCCTCAAGATTACTTCGGAAGATTCTTTATTTTACAAGACCACACAATGGTTATTGAGACTAAAGCAGATATGATGAATATGTATACTTATGCTGCTATGGGAATGGGATTCGTTAATACAAAAGGTGTATGTAAGATTAAATTATCTTAATCTTACTCCTCTTTTGGAATTATTAAGAGATATTTATTTATATGTTTTAATAATTCACAAAAAAAAAAGGATAAATATGATTTTTGGTAATGCTCAAAAGTATGTATCGATAGCAAAACAAATTATTAATGAAATAAGTCATGGGGGAGACAACCCAGAGGAATTATTGAATAAGTATGCTAAAGAATACAATCTAAATGACAACATGAAACAAAGAGTTGTAGAAGAATATAATGTAAATATGTTTTTAAGTAAATTGAAAGATGGTAGTCACCAAGAGCATTACGTATTATTGAATCCTGTTATTGATGAAACACAAAAATGGAATTCTATCATTGAAAAAAATAATAAAGAAAATGAACATAAAAAGAATATGACTAAAACAGCTTTTTACAATGAAGAAGCTAATATTGTGTTTAAAAATAATTCAATGGAATATGACCATGACCCACTTTTAAATGGTTCTTTTTCCGATAAAACATTGGTAAGTTCTTTTGAGTACGGAGATACTTCTGATTTACTTAAAGATGCTTCTTACAGAGAAAAACGTAGAGAAGAAGAGAAGTTTAAAGAGTTAGTAAAAACTGCTCACTATAAAGGTCATGAAGTTATAAATCAATTAGCAAATGATTTAATAAAAGTAGCAAACATTTCAACAGGAGCTACAAAAACTATAATTTATGATTTAATTAAAGAAGGGCATGAAGATATTGCTAATACTGTTATGGAAAACTGCAAATACAAACCAAACGAAATACTTGCAGCAAAAATGACAGATGGTATATTTGAGCAAGATTTGCCTTTATTAAAAACATCTCAAGAACTTATAAAAGAAGCAACTATAAGTAAATTAATTATGAGAGTAATATCAGAAAAAGGTATGGAACATATTGGAAGTGCTTTAAACAAAATAAAAACTATGGTAGGGCCTAAAAATAGAGCAAAAATATATATGGCTTATGTAATGAGCAAATTCCTTACAGATAAAAAGCCTGGCGCATTACACAATAGTTTTATTCAGAACGCTTAAAAGGATATAATATGGAAAACAATCAAAATTTAATTAAAATAGCTCAGGTAGTTAAAGAGCACGCAAAAAAATGGTATTTAAAAAAAATGGCAGCGTTAAAAATAATAGACACTATAGATGCATATAAAGAGGCAATGAAGAACTGATTTACTAATTCAGCTTTCTCAAGCCATAGGCCCCAACTTTAATTTATGGGGCTTACTGCTCTTTTTTGCTGTTATTGACTGCTTTGTGTGCAAAATAAGCTTGAGCGGCTCCTACAGTACCTATTCCACCCATAGTTTGTCCTTGTAATTTAGCTTCTTGTTTTATTAATTTTTTAAACAGATCTTTACTTTCAGCTAACAACTCATTTTTTTCACTTTTCGGTATCTCGTCAAGTACTTTTGTTGCCTGTTTAAGATTATAAATACGGTGTAACCCTTTTCCTAGTGCACCTGCTATTACACCTATCCCCGCACTTCTATTTATCTCAGCATCACTAGAACCCATTTGTTTTGCTAATAATGGAGCAGCTACAGACCCTCCTAATAAACCTAACTCAACTGGTAAAGAAAAACTTTTATATCCTTTTTTGCCTTGCAAAACTTGAACAAGATAAGGAATATCTTCTTGTAGTAGAACCCCTGATGCAGCACCTCCAGCTGCAGAAATCCCATCACTTATCATTTTTTTACTTTTATCAGAATCTTTTTTGTTTGCTGTTTTAATTAAATAAAAACTTCTCATTGTTAATCCTTTTTTAGATATAATTATATCTAAAAAAAGGATATTTATGGCGTTAAATAATTTTGTCAATATAATAACAGACACATATAATCCAAGTTCTGTGGATAGTTTATTTGAACAATATGGGGTAGAAGGGTTTAGTGGAACGGATGCTAGTCTAGTTTCTATGAATGCACCAGCTTGGTTGTTTGTTATTGCATATAAGACTCAAGCAGATAATGGAGATGATGATGGAAAAATTAAAAACTCTGTTTCAAATATTCTATCAAAGAAAAATAGCGACAATATTGTCTTATACAAAGAGCATAACTATAGTAGCCAAAACATACTAGCACAAGCACTTTTATACTTTAGAGGCTCTAATTATAAAGTAGACAGTATTGTTGATTATTATAACGATGTAACTGGTGATGACAAGACAATTGAAGCTATATTACATCAAGATACAAATAATGCATCAGTTGCAACTATAATCTTTTCAGATGTTAAGTATATTAAAGGACTGGATGTTGATAAAACTATTTCGACATACAGAGATGCTTTCGTTGATGTTAATTATAAAAACGATTACCCTTTAGCAGGATTAATATTTAAGGCTTTATTTAACGATAGTATACAAGATAAAGTTAAAGAAATTATTGATAAATTAAAAGACAGCAATGCTTCCGGTAGATTTGGTAAACACGATTCTATTTTTAAAAAATTTTCAACAAATAACACTGAACCAGTAATAGAAGAACTGTGTCAATTGATATCTGTGTTGTCAAATGAAAAAGCAGATGAAGTTTTAAGTAAAGATGGTTATTTGTATGACATATTAGTAAGTTTAACGGACGATGTCAACACATCATCAAGCCCTATTGTTGAATCTATAGATTTTAGTAAATGCACTGGGTTTTCGTATTTAGAAACAGGTTTTTCTCTTTCTACTTATAAAAATAAAGTGGCAGATTACTACCCTGTGTTTGGTTTAATGAATGTTTATGTTTACAATAGGGGAGCAACAATTAACACTGATATTATTAATACTTTTATTGATAATAAATTAAGTAATCCTTACACATTTCCATATGAAGACACAATAGTGTCAGGAGTTAATTTGATATCTCAATTAGCTTACACTTGGTCTTTTGATAATGAAATAGAAGGGTTGTCTGACTTATTAATAAAGCTATTTTCTCAAATAGACTCAGATATTACATTTGACGATGATGACTCTAATTTTCAAAAAACAGTGAAAGTTAATGCTGTAGCAGGATTTATATCTGAGTTTACAGAAGGTTCACAAATAAACATGTATGGAGCAATTAATATTTTGTTTAATAAAATAAACGCTAAACATAAAAAATGGTGTAACGATAATGATAAAAATTTTGATGATTATGATTCTGACGAAGGATATTCTAGCGATAGAGACAAAGTTTTTGGATTAGACTATATTGATTTTGATAGTTACAAAAAATGGTGCCAAAACTTTGGGAAAGACTTTTAAGTTTCTTCTTCCCCTATTGTTTTTTCTAAATAATCTACAACCCTAATACACTCCCCATTTTGTGTCCAACTTTCTTTTTCTCTTATGATATGAAACCTATTTGGATTATGAAGTATATTTGTCATAAATTCTGCAAATTCCGACGCAGAAGTGTCTTCTGCTATTAAAAACACTTTAGTTTTGTATTCAAACCCTTTAAAGGGATTGGTCTTCATTTCTGCTCCACTTGGTCTAGGCATTCCACTTAAATGCGTTTGCAACCTTTCGGCACTATTGTTTAATATTTTATTTATTTCTTGAAACATGTTTTACCTTTTTTCTTCTGTTAAATGATTGTATAGTTTAATTGAAACTTTTCTATATTTTTTAAAATCTTCCAGAGTGATATTAGAGAAAGGAATTTTATCACTCAATCCAATAAAGAACATAACAATATTATAAATCTCATTAGTTGTTTTGAACCTATTATCTGATATAAAAGATAATTCATCGGGTGTTAGTTTTTTTTGTTTATGTAGATTTAACAGTTTATTGTTGAATTGTTTTAAGGTCATTTAACTCCCTTTAAAAGAGGCCACCTCTGACAATGTTTTTCTTGCCCCATCACCAGATTTAAACATTCCAACTCCTCCCATTAACAATGAACCACGACCAATTACTTTATTTAACATTGATGTTTTACCAAACCCATTGTTATGTATTAAATTTTTACCAAAGTTACCTAACATTTTAACACCGCTTATAGCCGGACTAAGCAAATTAGGAAATGCCTTTTTTTCTAAATAAGTATGTGCTTTCATTTTTACGCATCCCATTTTAAAATTTTATCTGATCTATGAAAAGCAATAGTTTTCATTGCAGGAAGTGTTTTTTTACAGTTTGTTAAAGCACATCTTTTTTTGCTTATTGTTTTTACATAAAATTTACCAAGTCCCTTTAAATAAATAACACCTTCACTTTTCCCTCTCATGTTCTTTACTATGTCAATAAAATTATCCATAACTTTTCTAACTACAGCTTCATCAATATTTGTATTTCTGGATATGTCTTTAACCAGTTCAGTGTATATCTTCTTCATATGTAGAACCTTTTTTCATATATTTTAACAAAATAATAAAAACATTACAATAAAAAAAATAAATTTGCTATAATAATCACAAAAAAAAGGATAAAAAATGGATAGAAATGAACTATTATCTGAGATAGTTGCTTCAGCTGAACAAGAAGTGATGGGGCTTGATAAAACAGCTAGTTACACTGAAAACCCTGAAGCTGTAAAAAAAATACCTGTAGACAAACCAACAAGTGTTATTACTAAATTGAAAGAAAGAAGTTTCCATAATCAAGCAACTTACACAGAGGATTTACATGAAATAAACAATGTAGAAGGCGGACCAAACACTTCCCCTGAAATGGTTTACCCTAAACTATCTGTTGATAAAGAAACAAGTATAACAAAACTAGCTCATTCTAGCGATGAAATAGTTTCCTTAATAAGAGAAACTGAACAAGAATTAAATAAAGAAGCTTCTGTTGATGAAACAAATATTTCTTATTTTTTAGAAAAAACAGCAGCAGAGACAATAGCTGAGATTAATGATTTAGAAAAAACTGCTGAAGAATTTGGAACTATGGTTGCTAGAGCATTTTTAAGTGAAATAGGGAGATATTAATGAAAAAAAATACTTCGAAAGTAGCTAATGAATTAAGAAAGTTGACAAACAATATATCTTCAGGAAAAATACAAATTGAAGGCAATTTGTCTTTTAAAGAACTTTCTAAAACTGCTACAATCAATAGATTACAAATATTAATGGGTGTTATTAAAAACTAATGGCTATAACGGTAAATGATGACATCATTTATGTGGATGATGGGGAATATTCTTTTAATGACATATACGAGAAAGTAAAATCGCCCCTTAATGATGATGCTCAAAAAGCAGGTGATAACTTTTTTTATTTTAACTACAATATTGTAGTAGGTAAAAATACTGCGGCTACATTAAAAGATTTAAATGTGTCAGTTTGGATTGATAAAGAAAATTTTCAAATTCATCAAGGCTCAACTCTCCAATTAGGGGAGTTAATTAATGACAAGCCTGCCAATGGGTGTAGGATAAATATGCCTAATGTTAAATTAGGGTATGGTTTTGGATGTTCCGACAAAGACGGTGATTATACATTGTCTGGCGATTTATATGCTTACGATAGTTATCTTGATATATTTGGCTTTTGGGGTTTTTTTAATGATCCAGAAAAACAAAAAGTGGAAATAATAGATACTACAATAAATGGATTTGGAAGATTTTCTGGCAAAGATTCTATAATTGAAAATATTATTTTTATTAATGCTCATAAAAAATATGGAACAGTATCAACTCTTGGAGTAATAAAAAAAATGAGCAATATTCAGATAAATCACACAGATAAAGATAATGATGGTGTGTGTTTTTATTTTAATGGGGATATATCTGGAGATTGCTTAATTAGTAACATTTTTTTACCTGAAGATTATAAAACTTTACTTTATTGTGAAGAAACTGATGAAGACAAATTTTTTACAATTCTTGACACAAATATTGAGAATGCTGAATGTGATTTTAAAGACGAACACAGTTACTTACTAATAAAGAGTTCTATTACCTTATTGCCCGATGAGAATGATTATAATATACAAATATTTGATTCATCAAATAATAAAATAGATGAATTTGATACAAACGATAGGGTTAGAACAGAGTTACTGTATAGAAAGAAAAATAAAGATAATGATATTTTTTACAAAAATTATAAAATAATTATAAATAATAATATAGAATTTAGAATAACACCTTCTGAAACTCTAGTTATCCCTATACCATCTATTTATAAAAAAATGAGACCACTTTGGGACACTCCATTTTTTTACGGAGAGAAAGAAACTATCTATTTAGGAGATTTGTATTCATTTATTGTTAAGTCTTATAATAAGCCAGAAATAAAACTGTATAAAACAGGTAATGGTGTTATGTGTGAACCAGACAGTATAACTGAACAAAGTGTAGAAAATTTATGGAAAGTAACATTCTTAATAGGGGAATTGGGAGAAGAAACTGAAGATGGAGAAAAATGGGTTGATGGTGTTTATTATCTAAAAGGGGTAGATAATAGTAATAACCAGGTATTTACTAAAGAAATTTACATCAAAAGAGAAGAAGAGAAAGAGTTAAATAAAATAGACGTTAATAAAATAATTAATTTAATTAGAGACACCTCCAGCACTCTTTCTTCAAGTAATAATGGCGGTAAAATAATTATGTAAAACATCTTTTTGTAAAAAAAAATAAAATAGGTATAATATATTTCTTATATCAAGAAAAGGATAGAAAATGACAAGATGGCCCATAAATAAATCAAATAGATTTTTGATTACTACCGACAGAGATAGTATGAATGTTAACGATTGGGAAGTTTTTATAACTGACATAGTTGAAAAGACTTCTAATGAAGAAACATCAAATGTTGAGATAAGCGAAATCATTGTTGATGTTGAAGATGTGGAAGGTTCTATAGCTTCAGACTCTGCTGCTGGAACAAGAATCATTCATTTGAATACAGATGAAGGAGCTAAGTTTAAAGTTGGAGACAAAATAAAAATACCTACAGTTGATGGTGATGATTACAGAGAAATAAAATCAATTAGTGGTGATGATATTGTTATTTACAGAAAATTATCTGCTGATGTTAAAGCTGATACAGATGACGATGGAAAAAATGATAATAAAATTACATTAGTTGGTAATACAGGTGATTATGTTGTAAAAGTTACATCTTCTGAATTGTCTACACCATTGGAAGCAGGTAAAGATTACCAAGTAATGGTACAATCTAGAAACTTACAAATGGACATGAAATCTGAAGTATTCCATGTAACACCTTATGATATAGATGAGTTGGGTGATGACTTAGATGAGATTAAAGACAAGATTGATGTTTTAAGTAATAAGACTACAACATCAGGAAGAATATTTATTTAATTAAAAGGATAAAAAATGGCTGATAAAAGTTACAGATTTTCAGAATGTTATATTAAAATAAAAAATCAAATGATTTCTATTTCTAAAACAGATTTAGTTGGTAACAAACTTCCGGAAGGAATTCAAGTTATGAGTAATGCTATTGCGGGTATGTCAATAAAAAGAATAGGGACTAAACAAGTGTTTTTTATTGATAGTTTTCTAGAACAAAAAGGGAAATTCGATTACTCTTTTGTTTTATTTGATGAAGCAGATAAAAACAAAAAAGTTTTAGAACAAAATAAAGAAGTACTATCAAACCTTATTGATGAACTATTTATAGACATTCCACCATTCTTTCCAGTAGAAGATAGTGAAGATAGTGAAGATAGTGAAGAGAGTGAAAGTAAATAATCTCACTTACTTTCTTTCCTTCTTTTTTTTGAATTCATTTATGTTATAATATGATTAAAAATAAATTATTAAAGGATAATGAATGAATTCTATTTCTTTTTTATACAAAAAGGCTGACTTTTATGAACAACAATCCAACAGGGAATTACCCCCTATAAACATAACTCCACAGGAAGAAAAACAAAGTATTTTGCAAAACATTAAAAATAAATTTAATAATGCAACCGATCTTGTTGCAACAAAAACAAAGAATGGAATATTAAAACAACAACTTAAAGAACAATCTGATAATGCTGACGAATGGAAAAGTAGACATGCAAATGTATTTGAGGAGCTAAATAAAACAAAAAGTTCTTTGGATGACTTAGAAGCTTCTAAAATGGAATTAGAGGCTAGGCTAAAAAGACAGATTGGGGCATTAAGAAGATTAAAACATGAAGATAAAATTCAAAACAAACAACAAGTTATGGCATTGGAAAATCAAATAAATCATTTATCAGGTCAAATATCTGCTCACTCAAAAACTATTTCAAACTACAAACAACAATTAAAGTCAGCAGAGGAGATTATTAATGATAATACTCAAGATATAATACAGAAAGAAAATACAATAAAAACATTAAAAACAACTCTTGATGGACACAAAGAAGAAATAGTTGGTTTAAATAAAAGATTGGATGAACATAAGAACACTATAGAAGAGCTAACTAAAACTCTTGGAAAAACAGAAACTTCAAATAAGTATCTTAAATGGGGAGCAGGAATTGCTATCCCAACAGTAGGAATGGGAGGATATTTAATGGGTAAATCAAGTAATTCAACAGGAGGAAATAATGCTAACTAAATACATTGACGGAGATGCTTACTTAGTAACGCCAGCACATGCTAAACATTGTAATGGTAGTTGTGATTGGTTACAAAAAGAAGCTAGTGTAACACCAGAATCAGTACATTTTTTTGACAATTTAAAACCAAAACCAGACCATGTGTATCTATTAACAATAGCAATGACAGCAGGAGAATTTTTTGGAGCTAACAAAAATGGAGACTATTTTAGAGAACAGGATCTAAAAAAATATTACAAAGATTTTAAAGGTGCTGGAGTTTTCTGGAATCACGACAACAAAGATATGAGTAAATCAAGTGGAAAAGTTATTGAGGCTTTCTACAATGAACATATGCATAGAGTTGAATTAATTATAGAGTTCCATAAAGATAAAGCTAGATATATTCCTAGTTATATAAAAGATAAAAAACCTATAGCAGTTTCAATGGGATTAAAAACATCATCGGAAGTATGTTGTATATGTGGTAATGTTACAAGAAATAGTTATGCTACCAGATGTAGTCATCTTAAATATCAAATGAATCAAGTTCTTGATGATGGAAGAAAAGTTTATGCCATAAGTAATACACCTCTTAAGATATTTGATATTTCCGTTGTCTTTAATCCAGCTGACAGAACTGCTTATACTTTATACACAAAATCAGGAACTTAACCTAAAAAAAAGAACAGGAGGGATTAACCCACTAGGGTCATTGTCCCATCCTCATTCAGATTATAAACGATGCAATCGTTTATATCCTGCCCTTTTTTCCCTAACAATACTTTGAATTGGGCTTCTTTTGCCCCACTCCATGTTAGGTTTGCTGGGTCTATTGACGCCAGCGTTTCCCCTTCAGTGGTGAAGATAGACCATTGCCCATCTTGCACCCTTACTCTGAAAGGGATTGGATCTCCCCATGGAAGTTGCAATTCTGCAACCCCCATAGAGGAGAATAATTTTCTGTCAACTGCTGCCATTTTTTCTCCTTTTTTTTTGGATTTTTCGGCTATATATATATAACCCATTAAGTAAGTTTTTTTTGATATAATAATACAAAAAAAAGGATTACAATGAATGCAAGTGATTTTATTAAGGTGGCTTCTAACAAAGATGTAGACAAAAGATATGACATAAATCCATATGATATAGCAGAGTTAGCAGGAGCCGTAGGTACGGTAGGTGGAGCAGGCTATGCTGGATATAATCATATTAAAAAACACAATAATAGGGAAACTATTAAAGAAAATATGTTAGAAAAAGCTTTAAAAGACAGTTCTGACAAAGAGAAAAAAAGCATTATGAAAGCTATTGAACAAGATGCTGAAGATTATTTTAAAAATAAAACTGAAAATATTTTAAACTCATACAAAGCCTCTGGGGTTGAAAAAGAATTTAAAGATTTAGCACAGAGAGAACATGGGTTACCAAAAAAAATAGCATTAGGAAGTATGCTTGGTGGAGGTGCTGTTATGCTTGGTTCTAATTTAATGAATGACGAATAATTGCTATATATAGGTTTTTTTGATATAATTCAAAAAAAATAAAATAAAGGAAATAAAATGGCAGAGAATATTAAAACAGAAGAAATTAATAAGGACGAAACTCCTTTTATTATTGTGCACCCTATGTCTATTGTTTTAAACAATATTTTAATTAAGTACACTTCTGAACAAATAGAAAAATTAAACAGTGAAGATTTAATAGAAGCTAAAATAAATTTGGAATTAAACCAAAACACTTTTATTAAAATGGAATTAAAAAAAGAGACTGAAGATTTCTTTAAAACAGGTTCTATTGTAGCAGCAGGCACTTCTATTCCTTTAAGAAAAGAAATATTTGTTTTTCCTGATAATGTTGGAGTAATGAGTTTTAGAGTATTTTACAAATTAATGGAATTGCATAGTAAAGAAACAGATAAGAAAAATATTAATATTGAAGATTATATTAATAAAAAAGAGTTACTTCAAGCGGCAAAAGAAAATAAAGTTGTGGAGCTACTAAAATCTAAGCCTATTTTAATCCAGGTAACTGAAGATATGTTTGTTGTTATAGGTAAAATGACAAAAGTAACTTGGGATATTTTATCAGCAGAAAACAATGTAGTAACAGCAATTAGACTATACAACAATCCTCAAGACTTTATTCCAGGATATGCGTTATTAACATCACAGTCGTTAGGGATGATAAAAGATGTAATTGACAATGGTGGTATTGTTGAGTTAGAAAAAGATTTTGCTGAGTTATTAAAACCTAATAACGGATAAACAATGAGAGGGATATCTTATGTGTACATCATAAAGATGACACAAGATGAATTAAATGATTATGTTGTAAAAGCAAAAGAAGCAGGATTAATTTATCATCCTGCTCATTTTGTTTATTCTATGAAGAACACAGAAGGGGAAGTGTTTGAATATAAGTTTAGACCCTTAAACGAAAACAACGGTTTATCAAGGGATTCAATAATCTCTAGAAGGTCAGTAGGTGTAGTTATTGTTACTCCATATGTAATGGAAATTCCACATAAAACATATGAGAGTGTTGCAAGGAAAATAAAAAACATTTTATTAGATATAGGTTTAACAAAACCTGAACTTGTAACGGACTTTAAAGACACAAACAAACAAATAAATGTTAGCACTATGTATAACGAAATAAAACAAAGTGATAATGATTTTGTTATCTTAAATAAAGGATTTTAAATGTTAGTTTTACTAAAAACAGAAGATGGTAGAGATAAAGCGGTTAATTTAGACAATGCAGAGTTTGAAGTTCAACCTTCAGAAACAGATGCTAGTATGATGCATTTTAAAGTATTTAGAAATAACGAATTAACAATTGAGAGCATGATAAGTGAAGAAGTTTATCACAACATATTAGAAACTCTTCAAAGACAGAATAAAATAATTGTAGCTAACTACAAAAATTGATTATACATACAGGCCTTTTTTTAGTATAATTACTAAAAAAAAGGACTTTGTATGTTAGATAAAAATACTGCTTTATCAAATGACTTTTATATCGACTATCTAATAAAAAAACAAGAGCAAAAAAACGATGCTATAATAACTACAACGAATGGGGATTATTATGGGAAAATAGTTGCCGTTAACAATGAAGTAGTTATTGTTAAACAAGAAGGTAAAAACATAACAATAGATGCTTCAAGCATTTTGGATGTTCAATAAAAGGGTAATATATGGGTTTTATAAAATTAGACTCTTCTCCTGAAGAAAGAAACAAAGAAACAATAAAAGAAATTATTCCTATTGTAGAAAAACATTTTCCTTTGAGTGGGAATTTTTACACATTAGATTTAAAAAATTTCACAGTAAAAGAGAATAATGCTTCTATGAACGAAATTAAAAACACTATATTAAAAGGTGGAAGTATTTTTAATGAAGTTTACGCTGATGCCACACTTATAAAAAATCAAAATAAAAAAGTTATTGACAAAAAGAAAAAAGTTTTAGTGATGAAAATACCAGCTTTTACTAAGAAATTAAGTTATATTATTGATGGAAACTCTTTTACTATTCCTAATCAGCAAAGATTAAAGCCTGGTGCTTATTTAGTAGAAAGAAAGAATGGTGAGATTGTAACAATTTTTAACACTAAAGAAAATAAACAATTTAAGTTAAAATTAAATCCAGAAACAGGTATTTTTTATTTTGACATAGGTAGCAGTAACATACCAGCTGTATCCATTCTAAAAGCAATGGGAATGAGTGATGCCGAAGGAGAACAAGCTTTAGGTAAAGAATTGTATAAAGCAAATGTAGAAAAAAGTTCTCCAGATGATCTTGATAAGTTTTTAAACAAATCTTACTCTTTACCAAAAGAGATAAGTGATAAAACTCCTCAAGAAAAAATTAAATATTTATTTAGCAAAATGAAAGTCGACCCCGATGTAACACATAGAAACTTTAATGTAAAAACAG